TTCTTCATCTTCTCCGGTCCAGGAGCTCCTGGCAGATATTTTCTGATGTTTATGACATTCCAATCTTTGTCATAAACAGGTATGGAAATCCTTCCATCCTTTTCAGAATACCCTAATCTAGCAGAACGAATATCATCGTCAGTTATTCCGCGTTTGTATAGCTCCTGCAGGAAAACTCCAGATTCCCAGATGGCTGTGTGAAATCTTTCTACAGCAGAAGGACTAAGAGTTTTGAGATATTGTAAATCGTACCGATTACATAATTCTAAGGCTACAACTTTTCTTTCTTGCTTAAGAATATGAGCAAGAAGAGAAATGATATCACCTGATGCATTACATACATGACAAATCCACAAATTCTTTTTAATATTTAAAGAAACACTTGGAGATTTATCATCATGACACGGACATTTTATTTTTACCTCATTATTTCCTGCAGGAGTATACTTCCAACCAACTCGATTCAATTCCGCTAGAGATTCAATTTTCTCTATTGGTATTTTGCCTGTTGACATAGTATATTAAAATTCGCTGTCACCTTCATCAATGTCTTCAGAATCAGAACGATCAACAACAAGCATTCTTTCTTCAAAGAGTTCTTTTAATTCAAGATGTGTTGCTTTGAATAAGTCAACTTGATCTTTAGTTATAAATCTTCCAATTCCGTGTTTTTCTTCATCTGGTACGAAGTAATCAAAATTCCAATAATTGAATTTCTTCGTAATGTATTTTGATTGGAATCCCCAGACTGTACTCCAAAGAGGAGCTTCTAATCTGGCCAGAGTTGTGATTAAATTTTTACCAGTGGCCCAACTACTTCTTTGGAATCCAATAACAAATGGTTCCATCTGGCCTGCAAGTGGATGATCACCAACGATAACTGAAGCAAAGTTGAGATGCTCAACATAGCGAGATACATAGCCATCACCATAATTTTCTTCACGTGCATCAGCATTTCTTGCCTTTGCAGCAAGGTCACTTCCTTTATCAAAGGATCTTGCAAAGATGGTTGGAGAAGCATTATCATTGACATCCGACCAATGACAAAACTCAATGAAGAAAAATAACGGGACCATGAAAAACGGTTCTGATGCTTGATCAGCTTTCACAGCTTTAGCTATAAGAGTTTGTCCAGGATTTGCAATCACATCACCTTCGTCGAATAATTTCTTTAGATCAGCTCCAGAATTACCAGAAATTATTTTAAGCCTCGATAGAGTACGCTCTTGTTTTAGCGTATCCAAAGATTCATCATTCTTCGAAACTTCTGCAAGATAATCTGGAAGCCCTTCGGGTGCTTTAAACTTTTGGATATCAGATTTATTTCCTCGATCTTTCGTAGCCATAATTATCCATCCTTATTTTCTTTGTGTTTTCTTTCATAAAAATGTGCATTGTACTCTGTCCAAGTTTTCTCAACTCCAGGTGGAAGATCTTGTCCCTTTGATACCATGTCTGTGACCAACGCAGTCACACCTTTAAAATCAGGCTTCAATAAACCTCCTTTCAAAAATTCTTCAGGGATGCCTAAAGATAACATGAATTCTTCATAGACAGGATCAGAAGAACTTGGGATCTTAGGTATAGATTTTGCGGATATCCTTGCATAAGCGAGTTCACCGTCAATTCTATCTTTATAAGTTTCAGGACTCTCAATGCTTTGAGTTGCAAGCCAAAAGCCCATAATCTTTATACTGAGCTCTTTTCGAGCCTTTGCAGTTTTTCTTAATTCATCAAACAAGAGTTCTAATTTACGACATAGAAATGCCATATCACAAATATCTTCAATTTCTAAATTATTATTTATAACATCTCCATAAGTGCCAGACATATAATTATAAATTTGATCATGAAGATCGTCTACACTAGATCTTAAATCTACAAGATTTCTAACCTTCTCATCCATTCTAATCTCCTTCTATCCAAGGCTTTTCTAAAGTTTTCACTTGATAGTCATCCGTTCTGCTATCAAATAATAATATATTTACTTTATCAAATAAAGTCATTATCGAGATTGAAGCCCAGCATAGGATTATTGAATTGCCCGTCATACATATAAAATCTTTTCGTGGATCAAATTCATTTCGTTTAAGTGAATTTATGATCTTATATGTTGTTTCAGTTATATTGAAAGGTGAGACAGTATCGTCTAAGATATAGACAATTTCCCCAAACTTCTTTGCATTAGATACATCATATTTATCTGTATCTATAGGGATAAAAACCCTAGATCGTTTTTGATTGGACATGCTGCTTTTCTTTACTTTGAAATTCTTTAAAAATACTTTAAGTGTGAATATTATAAGCTATTCACAATAAATTAGCAAGATCAAAATAAAATTGATTGTACCTTAAAAAGGTCAGTGCAAATTTGCAATTAACTGACAGTCAATGTATTTGAATAATCAGCTAAACGGGAACTAATTGGGGGTTGACCAATACGTATAATGCCTGATACAGGCTCGGGGGTGACTGTTGTTGTCGGTGCTGGAGTTGCTGTACCTGTTGTAGTTGTTTCAGGTACTGCTGTTGTCGTAGCTGTCTCCATGTCTAAAACTATAGTACCAGTTGAATCACTCTGTATTATCTCATCAACGCCTGAAGATATTGTTTCAACAATTGTTCCAGTAGAAACTGAAAAGGAAGCATCTCCATGTGCAGAATATCCAGTGCCACTACATAGACGAACCCTCAAGTAGCAAGTCTCTTCTACATCATCTCCTTTTGAATCTTGTAATTGGATAGTTATTTGATTTTCACTTTCGGTCATTTCCCAAGTATATATAAATTCTTGAATGCTTTGAAAATTTGAATCTGCTGTTGCATCCCATTCAGGTGCATCAACTGCAAGTTCAAAAATGTTCAGCAACTGTTGGATTCTAGACATTATGATTTCTCCTTACGAATTCTTTGAATGCCTGCTAAACTCTCATTCTTACCAGAAATATTTATAACAGCGATATCAAGTTCATCGGGGACTTGACCAAATGCGTCTTCAACATCTGACCAAGTGACAATCTTCTGATATGTATCACTATCTACGTCATATGATAATCTTGTATATCCCCAAGTTTCCCTCACTTCAACACGGAAATATCCATCTCTAGGAGCACTTGTATCTTCTACAATTGTCCCAGAAATTTGTCTTCCAGACATTGCAGTATGATACTCACTTCCAACCATTTTCCGTATAGACCAAGTGATTGTAAAATCTTGACTAGGCTCATACAAGATACTTGAATTCACCCGTACATTTTTTGGAGATAATGGATTCCATCCTCGTACAACAGTTGTTAATTGTTTAGGCACTATACCATCTTCTTCTAATACAGCTTCATCAGTTTTTGGCTGTGCTTTCACTAAAATTTCTTGACCAGAATTAAATCTATTATCTTGTATAGGAGTTAAATCTTCCTTTAGAATTATAAAAGCGTAGTCACCAATAGAATGTTCTTCTCTAATTGTATCAAATCTGGCACGTATTAAACCATCTAATCTATACTGTGTTGAAGAAATGGCGGTCACTTTCTGCAAATAAAATACTTCATTATTTATGAAGCATAGTTGTTTTCCAGAATGCCAAGAAATTGGATCAGTAGAAAGATCTTCTACATTTTCAATATCCGTATTAGCGACATATATAATTGGACCTTCCTCTATTATGAAATTATCAGTTTCTTCAATTCCTTGTAATAGTCTACCGCCAGAACATAGATCATTAGTCTCTGCTATTGTCTCATAAGATGTTCCATCATCAAAGGAAACAAGAACATTAGCAAAACCGGAACTCAATTCTCTTCTTATTCTGAGAACTATTATCTCTTTGTAATGGTAATCATCTGCTTCTCTGTACATTTCTAAAGCTGTGAAAGCTATGTCATCTCTTAAATAAGCACCATCGCCATCTATTCCACCAGTTATTATCCCATTAAGATATCCGGATAATTCAAGACCATATAGATCAACAACAACTTCTATCTCAGTTCTTGCAGACATTGTATCTAATGAGTATGAAGTCACCCTCATTTTACCGATATCACTTATGTATATTGAATCTCCTGCTCTAAGGCTTCTTCCTGCTCTATTAACACTTAATTTATATTTTATTGGACCAACTAATTGCTCTTGGGATTTCCTTTCAGAAACTCTATTAGCAGTATCTCTAGATATAATAGTTGCAAGTTCCACTGTATCTATATTAGGACGGATCTTTGTACTTGTACCATCATTATCAACTTTTACATCTGTCTCAGTATAATTATTTTCATAGTCAGAATACTTATAGATAATTTTATTCTTGCCACGTTCTATCAGATTAAATTCCAATTCTGGTAGAGGAGGCATTAATTGATTAGCATCAAGAACTAAAGCATACTCTGTGCTTCTTACAGCTATTAATCCTATCTTATTCCCTCTTTGGCATAACATTAATCCAAAATCTTCTAATAGATCTGCTATTAATTCAGTTAGATCTCTACCATCATTAGATAAAACACTACACCAAGTTCCTTCATTTTCAAGGATTGTACCAACTTCTTCAAACAGATCTTTATCCAGATTATCAAAACTTATTCCACACCCATCTGGATAATCTTGATAAGAATACTCCCAAATAACATGAGCAGGATTCATTGTATAATCTGTATTAATCCTTGTAGAATTTTGAAGTCCATCAGTTCCTTCTGGTGTTATGCCAAAACATTCTATTTCATATTGAAAATCAGGCCAACGACCAGTCGTCAATTCAACACCATTAAGAATTACATAAGTAGTTTTAGGCCATGCGGATTCTATCCCCAGCCATTCTGCAAGATTGGAGTCTACAGGTTGATCATTTTCTCCCCAATAGATCCAAAAACCCCTTATCTTCCTTTTGCCTATAGTGACATATGAACCTGATGGAGTTGTTGTACTGTCTATTCCCTCGTCCCATAATACTTTCCCATCTTTCCAAATTTTAGTGAGCCTTGTACAAGGACCAACAGCTAAGACATGCCATCCCTTTTCATAATAGTAACGAACATCATCATGTTTAGAGGAAGTTCTTTTACCAGCCCACGCGAATAAAGGACCAACTCTTCTTCTGCCTCTTAAGAAATTTGTATACGAACCTCTAGTTGTAAGTGTAGCCTGTTCAGCTTTCACTTTTGAGGACTGCGTCTTCTGCATCAGTTTTGCAGATAGATAACTTAATCCAGCAGATATACCTATAAATATTAGAGTTTCTAAACCCATGACATTCTCTCAGTTGATCTTAGTATAAGAGGTTTTGATGCAATAGCACTGAATCCAGATCTTACTACTCCTACATCATAATTACAATGATATAAGAAATTCTTTTCAGAAGCGACTATAAAAACATGGCCAAATCCTTTTCCAGTCCTTGCTGCAATTAGATCTCCAGGATTAACAATTGGCTTATCCCATTCCACCATAGAAAATTTTTCTTTGAATATCTTTATTAACTCAAAAGTTATTTTTGAATTTCCACTTCTCTTTGGAGAAAATTTTGGCAAAGAAGGTAAATGAACACCTTTATAATTTATTTTGAAGAGGTCACAATAGAATCCATATGCAAAAGTCACGCAATCACACGCAACACCTTTACATAATTGGTCTCTCATATATGGTGTTCCTCTCCATTCTGTGTAGACCTGTGTTAACCTTCTTGCCAAAGGTTCGCAACTATGATTGTCCCAATATATCGGAATCATCCAGGATTAGCTCCAGTATCAGCAGTCAATGGATCAGCATTTGGCATCTTGATTCCAAGACCTAAGAAATTATTTATGTTATTCCATTTGTATAAACAATCACAAGGAGTTTTATTACATCCTGGGACCAGTTTTAATTCTGTCCCAACAATCCATTCTGGTGGAATCGGTCTTATTAATTTTAATTCATTACCACTTGTCTTTCGTATAAGAATTCTTATACCATCTTTTTCAATATAACCATATTCAAATAAATTAGATACTTCACATGGTAATGGTTCTTGTGTTGTTGTAGTCGTCGGCTCGGAAGTAACTGTTTCAGATATTGGTTCTTCAAAGCCTTGTATAATGACATTCCCACCATCTTCAAAATAATCTGGATCTGTAAAAATATTGCTTGAACTGCTTCCAGTAGATCCACTTATTTTCTTCATCGAAGAACTATTATCATTGTAGTCTTGATAATAGCTCACCCATATATTTCCTAAGTCATCATAATCTAGATCATCAAAATACTCCATTGCTGAATTATCATATGTTCCATTTCCAATCCCTGTTGCAGGATTTACATTCTCTTGATCTGCAACTTCCATCAAAGGAGAAGACCATATTGTCGAACCATTTCCTCCATTTATTCTGTATAGAATATCAAAAGTTAAATGCTCAGTATGATCTCGTATATAGTAATATTGATAAGGAGGATCTGGCCATTGTCCTCCAACGTAATATTGCCATCTGCCTGATGATCTAGAAGGTGTTGACATTAACACAAGGATATCTTGTGAGTCACCAAATATTTTTACTTTTCTTGATCCATAATATTCTGGATTAACATTTATAATTCCGTCAATAAAAGGAGTTAATCTTTGTGACCAAATTTTATTTAGACTCAAAGTATATAATCGAATATTGGATTTGTCATCACCGAGTTCCCCATCAAATCCAACAACTATTCTTTCAACACCGCCTATAAACCCAACATCAATAGATGTGTCTCTTGTTATTTCAGTTCCAGCTCCAGACAAATTTTCTTCAACTATAATGTAATCTATTACGGATAGACCAGAACTTAATTTAACTAATACAAGACAATGAGTTGTTGAAGCGATAACACCGTTCCCAGATAAATATAAATATCCAGAAGAATCTACAGAAATATCATGAAATTCTGTAGATGTCAATCCACCACCTAAATCGTTATGATCTATTAATGTTGCTACTCCGCCACCACCAGTATCTTTATCTACTCCGTATATATTATTTCCACTCAATCCATTAGACACAACAAAATATAGTCTATCTGTTGTAGAATCATATACAGGCTTAGATAAATAAAATCCAGAGGAAGTAGAAAGATTCTTTTTCCAAACCTCTACTCCTCCAGAAATTGTATACATGCCTATTCCATAATAAGCCCCATTTTGAATCTTCTTTGTGAAATTACCGTCTACAGAAATAGATCCACCACCTATGTCATACCCTGTATAAGAATTATATTCTTTCCATCCAGGAAATATTTCATAGACATCTAATTTATTATTCGCATCTAAGAATATTTTATTTAAATCAGACACACTATACTCCAGTTGTGGTTGGTTCTTCAGTTGTGGTTGTGACTTCTACAGGTGTTGAAACGAGTATAGTCATTCCATCACTAGATATACTTTGGATCGTTGAAGAATATTCTTCTTCTGGGACTTTACAAATACTATTAAACAAATCGAGAATACAATCAGAATTTGCAGGAAAACCAACAGGAAACTCTGATTGTGATTTTAATCCTGAGACTGTTAATTCTGCAAGTGAGTTTGATGAGTACCGTCCTAAGTTGATCTTAGTTATATACCCTAGAAAGAGAATATTATAAGTATTGACTGCATCATAAGGATCGCATTCTGCAACCAAGACTTTCACATCAGAGTGAGGAAATGGTCTTGCTAATTTATTTATTGGCGAGAACGATCCAGGAATAGAGATTTTTATAGGGGCATCTTTTGCTCCACCATGTTGTGTCCCCATTTTAACTTCTAACTCTGGAATTGATTCATATTCTATAGTAGTGATCGTAAGATCCTCTGTCCAAGCAATATAATTACTCTGTTGTGAATAATCTTCATCCCAGTAAAAGGACACCAATGTTGCAAAGTTCTTTGAGATTTGGTCATCTAAAGTTTTCACATTGATAGTATTAGACATTTACTTTCCATCCTCTAAAGAATCTATTTCTTCTCCATTGCCATAGTTTATCTTTTGCAACTTTCACATATAAAGGAGTCCCACAACTTTGTGTTCCAGGTTTGCAAACAACCCAATTCTTTTTTCGTGCAATTGCTTGTAAAGGAATATCATTCTTATATGCAAAATACGCAAGCCAAAGATCAGATCCTATTTCATAATCCCATATTTCATTGAAATTAATTTTTAATGAATCTGTATGGAAAGCAGTTGTTGCTGTGCCTGCAAGATCGAATATTCGATCCTTTTCCATTGGTTCAAAATAGTGTAAAACTTTTCTATGCTGATAATACACTATCCAATTAGGTTTTAATATTGTTCCATGTAAACATAGAATAGTCCTCTTACCATACTGCTCAAATTTTTCCATATACTTAGATACATAATCTTCAGGATATAAAAGATCATCATCAAAAGTAAAGAAATAACAAGAACCAACTTCTTTAGAGATTAGCAATTTAGCAATATCTCTTGTTCTATTCTTAGGATCACAAATACATTCCACATTTGAAAAGCCATTTACAAAATCAGGGATCTTAGAATATCCATTTAGCGTCACATACAGAGTATCCAATTGGGGAGAAAGATCTTGTAATTGTGAAGGAAGAAATTTTTCTCTTACTTTAGTTGTCACTAAGGAGCCAATTTTTCTATTTTCTGTTTTCAAAGTATTCCTCCCATTTAGGGACTGGATTAAATCTTTCTGCAAGCCAGTCTGGAGAGAAGATTTGATGCGGTCCTTGTCTATTCCAAAAACATTCTTTTACTTTAGAATACGAATCTCTTAATTTCTTAATACTGTAAGTATATGGCTCCTTCTTTTTAAACAAATGAGCAGTGATGACATTTCTGTGCATTAAAACTTGTCCACCAGAGAGCCATACTTTACAAGCCCATTCGGGGCCTTCAGCACCACGAAGTTCTCCAAAGGATTCATTGTATCCACCTAAATGGTAGAATAACTCTTTATCAATTAAGAATCCACATCCCGTTAACCCCATTGTCTCAGTTACTTTCCAATTTTTAGGAAGACGTTTTGAATATGCGAGCCACCATTTATCTTTTAATTCTGTATTCAGATATACAAAATCGTATCGGTTTCCTTTTCCTTTCCAATATAAAGTGCCATCTGATTTTCTTGGGCTTAGACTATCTAAAGTTGTTTGTAGAATTGAATTCCTTAAATGATATTTCTTTAACTCTTTATCCCATCCTTTTGTTATTGCACAATGAGAATCAAGTATAAAGAATTTATCACCTGAAGAAATACTAGCTAATTCATTTAATACTTTTCTTTTACCTATTCTCTGTTTAAATCTTCTTGTCACTACTGAAGGATGATCTAATGATTCTTCGTCACTTCCATCTATTCCTACCAGTATTTGAACTTCTTGAACAGCATTTTCTAAAAGTGAATTTATTGTATTCTTAAGATTATCATCTTCTTCATTGCATGAAGGTAATAATACTGATATACAAGAATTATCGATTTCTTTATTTTTGATTAATTGGTCATTCGTATCAAGAACAATAAGTTGCCCATCATTAACAGTAATTCTTTTCACTTGCTTCATCGATTCTAGATCAATAGATGCTCCAAAATGAGTTTTCAACATTTGATTTTTTAATACATCATCATGTTCAGAACAATGATGCTGACAAAATAAATCATTCACTTTACAATCCTGCGGTTTAATTCTTTTAATTAAATCACATTCTTCATTCTTTCTAAATCTGCAAGTCATGCTTTTCTCCTGTTAGAATAGTACATAATGATCTCCAACTTGTACGTCCCATGTTTCTGGTGCTGGTGGATAAGGGAAAGAATATTGAACTAATTGGAACCAAGGATATCCAGGTCCTCCCCAATATACAATAGTTGCATAGTATCCCGCTGCATTGCCTGTCGTCATATTTAAAACATGTCCATCCCAAGTTCCTTCTGCATCTGTCAAATACAAATCTTGCAGATATGCTTCCCCTTCTGCTGGAAAGAAAGCAGTCACAGATCCTGGATCACCTGCAAGAGTTGTCGTTGGCCCTGCTGTAGTAGTCGGCTCTAGTGTTGTAGTCGTTGTTCCAAAATACCCTACCTCATAATCTATATCTTTTTCATCGAGTTCTTTAAAATCTATACTACATTGCATAATTGAATCTGTTATCCAAGATTCAACTAATTCATCCTTATTGAATCTTACTAAATAGCCTGTATGCAACCTATGAACATTAGATAATGAAAATGCAGGTAATGCCGTTTCTAAACAAACGCTTTCTAATGTTGCTCCTGGATCAGCAGTAGTTGTAAGAGGTTCATAAGTGGTAGTCGATGTAGAAAGAACATCACAAACTTTTCTTATAATGTGAGTTCCATCTTTCAATCTTATTGCTAGATATGGCCTGAATGCCCAATTTATTTTTGGGCCTGTGTACTCTATTGAAATTTGTTTTCTATCAGAGCTTATATCATATATCTCACTGTATTCATTAAAATCTGAAATTACAAATAGAGGATGCAATCTACCTCTACGTGAATCAAATAATTTAAGAAAATTAAATGCTGAAGATCTATTAAGGAAAGTAAAAGATGTGGATTTATTAACTAAAGGTCTATTACCATAAGTCTCTATTATCTCACCTCTGCCAGATGAATTGATCTGTAGATCTCTTTCCCAACCGATAGATCCTTCTCTCCAATCAGGACGAATACTCAATATTGGATATTCTTCACCAATTGGGGCAACAGCCTCAGAATAATCCGTTGTTATCTCTTTATTAATGGCAGAAGCAGGTAAAGAATATTTCCCTATTATTTCATTAACTGTTATATTGCCATCTGATACTCTATCTGTAATAGAATCCTTAGATTCTTGTGCCAGTATTTTGCAAACAGTTATAGGGAATACCTTAGATCCCAAATTATAATTTCTACTCAGAGTTCCTGAAACAGATAGATAGTCATCATTGACAGAAACAATACGTACTATATCAACATATGGAGTTTTAGATTTACTTTCAGTATCTACAGTAACTATTGCAACATATTTACTAGAATAAAATCTACGATTCGTTGTATCACAAGGAAGAACAAACGGCTCAAGTGTGGTCGTAGTTGTTTGTGATGGTTGCGATACATTACTTGTTAGATAAGTGACATCCGAATATAATGGGAACCAAAAACGAGCTTTACCCATTCTACCTAACATCATTTGATGACCCAATACTTGTTCTTTGGTCATCCCCGTATATCTTGCAGTTAATACCCTAAATGGCCTATCTACTAATCCTACTCTGACCTCTCCAGAATTTCTATTTGCAGAAACATCTGTAAGCCATCTTGATCTTACTTCTATACTCGTGGACCAGTTATGAAGAAACATATATGGATTTAACCATATTTTATTTTCGTCACTTGGCCAATTCGTAGCTGGAGTAGTTTGAAATGTCATTTATCCTAAGATACTTCTTACCGCGGAACGATTATTTTCTAACCAATTCTTCATAGCTGATCCGCCACCAGCGAGAAGTCTATCCATTGATTGTTCATCAGCCACTATATAAGCAGGATTTATCTGTTGTGAATTTGTTGATCCAACTTCTCCACCAGTTTGGAATAATCCAGAATGATTAATATCTGCAAGTCTACCTCCTGAAAATGCACTTAGTAATCCTTTAGGGATCAGCATATTATTTAGAGCATTCATAATACCAGAACCATAATAATCTACAGCTTTCTTCTTATGAACAAATTCTCCAGGAGTTAATTTAGCAGGTACAATGTCTCTATTAACATCTGGACCAGGAACAGAGCCACCAGAATCAAATCCCATCGCAGGCACTTCACCACCACCATTGAATCCAAATGCTGCCATAATAGATCTTAGAATAATAGCTTTCATAATCATTTTAGCAAGATCTGCTAATACAGAAGCAGCCATATCTTTGACAGCATCTCCAAAATCTTTAGTTCCTCTTATCGCTTCTACAAAAGCACCAGACAAACCTGTTGAAATTGTATCAGTCATCATTTCGCCAGCCTGGATCCCTATATCTGACCAACGAGTCATCCCATCAGTTGCATTTTGAACACCGGCTTGGAAGCCTGTAAACAATTGATCTACTGAATCTTTTGTTTGACTCAAAGAAGCAGTTGTCTCATTTATCTTAGTTATGAACTCTTCTGCAAGTTCAGGAGAGTCTACAAATAGCTCTTCTATCTTTTGTTTAGCTTCTTCAGTTTTTTGTTTTAGTAATTCTAATTCTTCTCTATTCTTTGCTTGTGCTTGACCAAAGGATATTACACCAGACTGAGCTAATTCATTTTGAGTTTCAACAGCTTTTTTACGCTCATTGATCTCTTTATTCAATTCTTTTATAATATCCTCAGCAGCTTGTTTTTCTAAATCAGTTCTTTTTAATTGGTAAAGCTCTTCAATAGTTGCGAGCTCTTCTGTGTTACCTCTCCACAAATATTTTTGTCTTAAGAACCAATTCTCTAAACTATCAATATCTGCTGCTCGTTGTCCTTCTCTTAATGATATAATTTCATTTTGATATTGCTCATATTCTTGTAACATATCTTCAGATATTGAAGCTACTTCTGGAGTCTTTTGCTTATTTAATTCTTCTTGCTGTTTCTTTCTATCCTCTACATATTTCTTCCATTGATTGGTTAAATTTTGAAGCTCATTTTGATTTGCTACTAAAGATTCTTGTGCATACTTTCTACTCTTAAGTAAAAGTTCCCTATCAGATTTACTTCTATTTTCATTTATTTGAATTTGAAGATCTGCTAAAACTTTCTGTTGTCTTAAAATATTTTCCTGGAGTAAAGCCTTTTGTCTTGCGAATGTTGCACGCTCATTAGAATTTTCAACTATATCCGCATATTCTTTCCAGGCATCTTCACTATCCTTCAGAAGATCCACGGTCTTGGAAAGTACAGAATTAGTTTCTTTCTGAGATCTTTCAATTGATTTAAGACCAGCTTTATATTTCTCCATTGCATAGATTGTTAGAACAATCGCAGTTGCAGCAAGACCGAGAGTACTGACTAAAGATAGAGCACCAGCATTGACAGTTGAAATACTGCTGAATAATGCTTTTCCAACAGTTCCAAGAATTTTCCAACTTCCTGCAATCTTTCCAACCAATCCAATCATTGGACCAAAGATTAATGACAAAGCAGCTAACTTTGTCAAGACACCTGTTAGAGTTGATAAAAGTTCAGGATTCTCTTTTATCCAGTCTCTAATAGTTTTAACCAATTCAACAATGTCTTCTGATAATTCAACAATTAAAGGAGCTAATGCTGATCCTATTTCAATACGTGCCACTTGTAAAGCAGCTTTCATTTGATCTATTGAAAATGCAGCAGTATCTGTGTTCTTTGCAAATGCTTCAGCAGTTGTCCCAGCAGCATTTAACTGTATCCTCAAATCTTCTTCAAATCCAGCAGTCTGTTGTAAAATACCCTGGAAACCAACAAGAGCACGAACATTCGGTGCAATAGCAGCAACTTGTTCCGCAGAGGCATTTGATAATTTCCTAAATACAGATATAAGACCTTCACCCTTTAATGTAGAAGTGTTGAGCTCAATCCCTAATTCAGCAGCAGCTTTTTTCGCCTCATCTGCTGGACTTAAGAAATTAGTTAATACTCCACGAATAGCTGTTATGGCTTCCTCTGTTGAAAGACCTGCTCTTGTCAGAGTTGATATCGCAGCACCAAGCTCTTCAAAACTTAATCCTGCAGATGCTGCAAGAGTTGCAACTTTTCCAATGTTAGGTGCTAAACTTCCAAAAGTAGTTTTACCACGTTTGACAATAGCGAACAATTTGTCAGATACTTCTCCAGCTCTTTCAGCTTCCCAGCCATAGGCATTTAAAACTGTTGTTATAGCATCAGCAGAGACAGCCGTAGAAGTCAAGCCTGCTCTTGCAGCTTTTGCAGCAACTTCCAAAACATCCATTGCTTTACTGGCATCTATGGATGCAGATAGTATATCATATAAACCTTTTGATAGTGTAGAAGTGGATTCACCTATACCTATAGACAGAGCTTTTATTTGCTCAGTGTATTGAGGCATAAAATGTTCTGTTTGTTCTGACAACATGGTATTGACATTTGCCATCTGCTGCTCAAATTCAGCAGAAGCTTTTGTAGTCAATGCCAGTGCTCCAGTAATAGCTAGACCCATAAGAGTCATATTTCTTCCAAAAGTTTTTACACTTCCAGAATGTTTCTGTAAATTCTTACCAACTTTAGAAACAGTATTTCCTATAGGATCTAATTTTTTCTTAGCTTCTTCAGCTTTCTTTTTAAGGAAAACTAGACCTTTACCAATAGACGTCAGAGGTTTTGACATCCTATCAGTCAATAAAGTAGTTATAGAAACAGTTTCATTCGGCATCTAATTTATCCAATTCTTGTTGAAGCTTTTTTCTATTCTTTTTAGAAAGGGCTCCATCTATCGCATTGCTTAAACCACTTATAAAATCTCTACGTTTTTGCTTTAAACGTTTGATTACTATAGAAGTCCAATATCTATATTGTGGTAGTGTCCATCCACAATAAGGTACATTATTTTGTTGTATAGAAAATATACTTTCTAATGTATGTCCTGAGGCAATGAGGTATTGGATATTCAACCCAACAAGGAATTGAAATCCATTTTCTTTATTTGTTCCGACACTTCCTTCATTGCCTCTATCCAAGGGCGGAGTTTTTCTTCCCCTGAAAAACTTGATTTAAGCCATTCAGTAATAAGAGGAGCAACATTCCAATGAGGAATTTGATCTATACCATCTGGAACAACTTTTCCATGTTTTGTTCGAATAACAATACAATTTTTAAATATGACTAATAGATCTTTAGCTGCAATAGGAGACAGAAGAGATATAAGGTTGACTCCAACTTTTTTCATATCCTCTTCATTTTCTAAATCCAATTCAGCAAGATCTATTTTATCGAACGCAATTCTTAAAGCTGTGATCAATGTTTCTGAGAATTCACGCATTTGATTGAAGCCTATTGGGTAGACCACAGCATCAAAATTGTCAAATTCAATTCTATTACCTGGGATTAAAATTTTCAATTCATCTGTATTCATCTTTTCACCTTTGTAAGATTAAATTAAAGTGTATGAGTACAGAGAACAACTCTGTACTCATACACAAGAAATGCAGATTAAGCAGGCAAAGTTCCTTTATATTGTAAGAGCTTTCCAGCCGGAGCAGTGGTTTGAGTAACATCGCTGGTGACTTTAGCTTGAAGAGTAAAGTCACTATAGTCTTCAACTTGGAAGTTAGCAGCATTTGGAGAGATTGTAACATTTGCTTCACGAACAGTCTGTTCAGCATTGTTATCGCGACCCCAGACGAGCATAGCTTTACCCTTAATAATAGAACCAGTCTGCGGATAGACCAGACGATTTCCAGTAATGGCATTCGGTGTGATATCAATATAAATTGTATCTCCATCCGAAATACTTCCACCGCTCAAGATGCTAATAATACCACGATCTTCACTGATCCATTCCCAATCTGTATTTTCAACAGCAGGTGATGGAGTAGTGGTTGTTGCAGGATTCTGTGTCTTGACTACAATACTATCAATACTGTAAAGCCAATTTCCACTAGCATCTTTAAGTTTAACAAATTTTCCAGGGCCAACAACAGCAGTATGAGCTACATTCTGTATCTCATCAGTTGTCTGTGTAAATGACGCTGGACTATTTGAATCAGCAAGAAACAGTAATGCAAGATTGTCCAAATTGAAATTGTGACAAACGAGATCATAAGTTTCACTAACTTTAGTAACAGCTTCATCAACAGTTCTTCGAATACCACCATCTGAGTCTTCAAGTTCAATTTTTTCAACTTCCATTGACGGGGAAGCAACTTGAATAACGCCCAGATCCAATAGAGCACTATTGGTATCGTCATCATTTACAAAATAGAAACGACTACCAACGACCCAGAATTCTTGAAATCCGGATACTGACATGTTTATTCTCCTTAAAATTTAACACTGAACAGAATTACTAATCCTTGAACATTTAATGATATGTCATAATGTTCTATACATTTTTCGCTTTTTGGTAAAACAGCACCAATACTTCTTCTTGGATCAATACTACTTATTGATTTATTAAATAAATGTATAACGTTCATTACATTATTTAATTGAGTTTCTAATTCTACATCATTTAATTTCTTATCATCTGTAATCTTTGCAAATATTTCAAAGGAAACTATTCCTTCATTTATTTGGCCTAAAAAACTACATTCATCCATCATAACTGCAACAGCAAGAGGATGTTTATCAAAATCATAATTTGGCCAATTGACAGCACCTCTATGAACTTCGTATTTTTGATTACGGACTTCTCCCCAAAGTTCTAAGAACTTGTCCATAACTTCTTTTCTACCTATGTTCATATTTTCACCTTCCCGGAAAGTATATCTGCAAGATATTTAGAAAGTCTTTTAACAACAGTTGGAAGTCTCCTTCTAACTCCATTCTTTAAATACCATCTTGGCTCTATGTCCACTTTTGATAGTAGAAGATAAGAAGCTTTTGCCAATGAGAAATCATCTACACCGCGGAGTAATTCTTTTTCTGTGTATAGGCCACCTATAGCTCCGGACCCTCTATCAAATGGTACAAAAAACAATTCACCTTTTTGTTTTTCAAAATCTCTAGGACCACCAAATCTTGATACTCCAACGTTTGTCACTGCATCATTAACAGGCATTGCAAGTGCTTTTGCTTTTCTAGGCTTAATTGTTGAATAAGGGGATTTAGGATTATATCCTCTTGTACCATATTCCATAACACCTGCATATCTAAGAGCAGGACCACGAAATACTCCAACTTTAAATCCGGGTACTCCTTTTTCTCTAATAGACCTGCCGGTCAGTGCATTAGCTAATTGACCTGTCCTTCTATTTAATAGCTTTCCACTTAAAGAAGTTTTAACTATCTGTCCAGCCATCCATAAAGCTGTCCTATCAAAGAAACGATCTAGTGCAGAATATATTTTAACTGTACTGAATCTTTTGAAAAGACTATCAAATGCCTTATATGTACTTGGAGGAATTTTTAGAACAGGCATTAGATCCTCCTGTACCTTTTAACAACCGCATCAAATCTTTTATGGTGGACAGAACTTCTTAAATTTGTTTGACCCTTTTCAAATCCTTCACTGTTGATGGCAATATTCTTATCACTATCTCTTATTAATTTATATTTTGTTTCTAATATTATTGCTTCTACGATATCTGGGAATTCATCCCAGATTTGATCATTGGTATACCCACCTGTTATAGTTGCTTTGACAAATGGATAATAGAATCCACTATTGCGTTCTACAGATCCTTCTTCTGCAAGAACATTGTAATAATCAGAGTCCACTGTTTCGGCATCTGATTCCGTCTCATCATAATTCCATTCAATTAAACTTATTGTTTCAATTGGAAACAATTTGAACCAAAGTTTATTATACTTGATCCCACCTTTAATATCTAAAGATTGAATTTCTGTATAACCTTCTTGTCTTGTCCAAAGTTTTCTTGTCCCTTTTTTGAAATCATTGATTGAAGCTTTAATAGCCAATTCAAGTTCAATGGGCGAACGATTCCCATATTCAACAAGATCTCGAGCTTTTGCCATATCTATCATTGTGACACCTTTGGACAAATCTGTGTATAGAATAAGTCTGTAGTAAATTCTTTACCATTAGCATTTGTAAAAGTTATATCTGATACATAAGATCCTAAATCAAGATCCTCTGTATCAGAAGCATTTATAATGATTTCAACATAAGTGCTTCTTATATGTAACTCTGGAACAGATGTCGTTGTAGTTGAAGCAGAAAATGTTTTTTCTATCAACGCATCACCATCTATTGAATCGCGTATTGTGAATTTAGCAGATTCAAAATCAGAAAGAGAAAAAGCACTATCAGCTTCATCTAATATATGGATCCTTACAGTTGAATCTGATCCTTGAGTTAAATTAAGTTTAGTTTGCATCGACTTCTCTATTTCTTAGATGGACATATACATTCTTAGGTTCATATAAATGAACATATACATCCTCTGTGAAAGTTTCTGTTGTACTCTCAACAAAAACAGGTTCATCGCCAATATTATCTCTTCTATGATTATCCATATTATTTTAATGGAAACCCGCGGACCCGAAGGTCCGCGAGCCCCAATCCAACAGGAGGTGAAAAGACTCCTTAAGAAGTATAGACATCACCACCGAGATCAGACTGTTTTGTCAACAGACCATCGGTAATGCTGCCTGGAACTTCATACAGATCTGTGATACTGTAAACAGCACCAACGACGACATTCGCTGCATTGCTATTAATAGCAGTGACACGAATAGCATCATACTGGCTTGATCCATCCTGAGCAATGATGCTCAAACGACATAGATCAAGTGTACCAGTAATGTGACCATTTTCAAGATCACCACCATCTGCTTCAGCAGTGAATGCTAAAGAATTACTATCCTTATCTAGGATGTCTTCCCAGATGTAAGGCTCTAAGGTCGTGGTAGAAGTTGCAGTGAGGTAGGATCCTGCAATACGACCTTGAATAGTAATCGTGATACTATCTGATGCAGCAAATGCAGCAGCGATGATATCTAACAAAAGGAAACGACCTTTCTTCCATGGTGCAGCAATAGTCTCACCAAGAATTTTGGTCGTATTAACATTTTGAGGTTTTAATGCAAGACCTGCTTCTCTTTGTTCATTAGGCAGATTCTTCATTTGAATTCTCCTATACTAAAGTAACATTTAATTCAGAAACAATAAAGTAGTTTTCTCCCACTTCGATCCTAAGGTGGGACTAAGTCATTAGTCTTTCATTTGTGCATCAGGACATACGACAAGAGATTGCTCATGACGAATACCAATATCACAGAACATGCGAAGTTTGATAAGTGTTTCGTCACTTACAAAATGTTTGCCTTTACCAGCATCATCTTCGATCTCAACACCAGACCAACGACCAAACAGCATTTCACCCCAATTACCCATAGCGACATCGCCATATTTGAGGTTGCCATTGTCCGAAGCCCAGTTAAGAGATGCACCAGGAAGCTGACCGCTTGGCATCTGTGTATGCTTAGCATACTCGCCAATAAGATCACGGAGTTTTGCATCCGTTAACATTGGCACACCGACCAGATATGGCTGACCTTCAGTTTGACCAGTGAAGTTCAAAATCTTCAACTGTTTCAAACGACGGAAATAACGTGCCGGAGCAATCGTTGCAAACGTGTTATCTGGATCGATACTGATATCTTCCAGAGCACCCTGCATTTCCATAAGATCATCAAAATCGAGCTCACCACCATCACTATCAGTGATAGCAGAACCATTCCACAATGAGCTATTTTCAGCTTTATAAACCTGTACTGAAGGATAGGCATTGCGATCAGACTGAGCCAGATTAGTAGCATTGATCATATTGAACAAGCCCTTCGGCATATTGTCGGTCCCAGTACCGTAGAGAATAGACCAGTCAATCTTCTTTGCAGCAGCTTTGATAAAATCATTGCGGAGCAAAGTTTCAAATCCGAAACCTGAGAATCGCTGCATTTCATTGGTGATACGTGCAAGAACACCGAGTTTCTTCGGAGTCATTGTCACATTACCAACTTTGACAGCGGACTCAACATAGTCATCCTCTTCACCGATCCAATATGCAATCATACCAGATTTGAATTTCGGAATCTTGACAGGAATACCAAATAAACCGTCAAGTACAGAAACACGAGTTTGACCATCGCCATCCAAAGCAACAAGTACAGATCTTGCATAGATTGCTGCAATTACTTCAGGAATAACTTGATCAGGTACAAAATAGCCACCTTGTGAATCGATACCGATCACATGCGAAGCCTTCGCTCTTGCCTGTTCAAATACTTCCTTTTCAAAACCAGCTTTATCCCAGTTGCCAGTTTTAACAGCGATCATTGCACGAAGTAATGAGAATTTCTCTTTCTCATCTTCAAGACCAGGAATATGGAATCCATTCTTGTTGCTGCTGATGCATTTGATAACAGTTTCGTGGGATGCACGAAGTTTCTCAAATTCACTTTTGAAAGTATCAAGATCGAGACCTTCAAGTCCATCAACTTTGGTCTGTAGAGCTTTTAAATCCTCTACCACCTGAGTGACGCTTTTTTCCATGCCACCAACACTATTCAAAATCTGTTGTGCGACATCTTTTTCTGTAGGGGCATTTTCAGCCATTTTTATTCTCCTTAAAAGAATCGTTGAAATTGTTAATAACATTTAAAATATTTAACAGAGCTTCTTTCTTATCTTCGTCTAAATTTTGTTCTTCATTTGGTACATTTGTTTCCTTTCCGCTATTTGTACCACTTTCTAAAATAATTTCAATATTATTTGTCATGTCCTCTGAGAAAGTGGAAAATTCATTTTTCAGTTCATCTAAAGCATTTGAAAATGCTTCAGTAGACTTCTTTATAGATAATAACATTTCTTTGCACTCTTCAACACTGATACTTACATCCTCTAATGTTTTTTCATTTTCTTCCTCAGGATCAGGATCAACATCAGAAATTGTTTCAGATTCTTCTTGTTCTTCAGTAGCTGTTTTTTCAGCTTCAATGAACGGCTCATCTAACTCATTATGTTCAGGAAGATCCTTATCAAATAAATCTTTCCACATTCTACAAATTGTTGCATCAATCTGCTTCCATGCCTCAATATCACCTTCACCTCTTTGCAATTGCTGACGTTCCAATTCACGGATAACTGGGGCATCCTCAAATTTCAATAGATTATTTTCTTTCATTGAATTAAGAACAACATGAGCTCCAGTATTCGCAGGTACACTTGTAGGAGACCATTCAATAAGAGAATTATTGTCCAGAATATATCCCCATCTCCCAAGTCCAAGTTGCTCTCTTTCTTCTTCATCCTTGACATCTATAATAGTCCCCGGGTAAAATCCTACTGATCCACTCTTTAAAAATCCTCCAGATACCAAACGGAAGATGGTATCTGCCCAATCCCATTGTTCTTTAGTTGCGAATAAAGTTAACAGATATAGAGCTTTCCCAGAATAATCTTTATCATTTCTTGAACTGACAGACCAATCTAAAACAGCACCAATTGGAGGCAAGTCCCAACTGTGAGAATACAACATGATATTGTTCTTTTCGAAATCCTCAAAAGACCAATTTTGTTTAACAATATCGCCATGTCGATCTACGCGTTCATCACTGGCCCAATAAGGTATTAGACGAGACATATACTCATCTTTCCAAGGAATACCTTTAGACTCTGCAAGTTTTCTTACTTCATCTGATGAAGGTACTCCTCTTACTTGAAGAATAGATTGTCCCGAAAGATGCTTAGTTACTTTAAGACCTTTATCAGTTCTTTCATATGTTGTATCTGGCATCTGATCCTTTAGAGGATCTGAATTTTTCTTATTAAGATCAGCAGATTCTAATAAAGCAGCAATCTGTTCTGGATCAGTAATAGTTTCAGCAGATTTAATTTCATTAAGATGCAACATGGGATTTGTCTCCAAATAATTTATCCTGAACAATCGCAGGATGTTGACCTGTGAATGGCTTTCGCTTCTTATCGTAGCCTCTTTTTTCTGGTCTAGATTTCAGTTTATCACCTAGAAGATAACGTTCTTCAATGCGATCTTTATTTTTAATTCCGGAATAATGATATCCTTGAATATTATAATCATCCAAGGTTAAACTGTGTATTTCTGGATTTCCAGTGTAGTAATTTTTTCCTATACCATAATGATTAGCATTTTTAAAATCGCCATCCGAATGTATTTTACGAGGAAGCAAGTTGCCATGAATATCTCTTAATGTTACGCATGTTTCTAAATCCCACATAAAATGGTTTATTAAATATGGAAAATAATATGCACCGGATATTTTCATAAGTATCTTTATGGTGTCTATTGATTCTTGACTTATAAAACTATCACAATCAATCGTTATAAACCAATCTCCAGGCTTAGCACCAGATAATTCTAGAGCTTTCCTGCAGGTTGCAGCCTGATTAGTTCTATAATCTTTTGATACCCTTTCGCCATTTATAAGTTGTACTCTATCTTTATTAGCTTTCGCAAATTGTTGTAGAATTTCTCTTGTACCATCTGTGGAATGTTCTCTGCCTTTAAACGCAGGATGCGAAGACCAATTACCTTCAGATATAATAACCTTGTCTGGATTCCATTGGAATATATATTCCAGGGAAGTATTGATCCATTCAATTTCATTCCAATATCTTGCAATTAAGACTAGCATTAAAATCCAATCAATTTAAAATTTTCATCTTCTTCATCAAAATAAGGATTAAGAACAAGAGTATTGTGGCCAGGAGTTAATATAACTTCTGTCCCCAATCCATCATTGTATAACCATTCTCTTTCATATTCTGTAAGTATACCATTGAAAATCATAAAGTTATCAATAGATCCTTTGAAATAAGTAGCAAGGAATATTTGATTGGCTCCAATAGCAAACTTTCTAGAGGTCTGATTATAGTCTGACATAACACAGGTCACAGGACCAACAGACGTATGAAGAACATTATCAGCATATAATTTAGCCGTGACCTGTGTATCTGTCACTTGTTCCAATGTAATTATTATATGTTTCCAATCTTGTTGGCCATCTGTAAATAGTCCATCAGCATTGAATGCAACAGAATTTCCTTGTGATCTATATCCAAAAGCTAATCTACTTGTACCACCATTATTATACAAAGTTAGAGCAATATATTCTGTCAATGCCCCTCCACCAAATATTCCATTTGATGAAGCAGGTAATCCATCATCCGGTTTAATCCATAGACTTATAGAGCATGAATCATTAAATGCTTCATGGAAATAGCTGTTACAATTTATACCTTGTGATCCATCGAAATGGAATGCTCCATTCAATACTCCATCTACATGCAAATCAGATGTGTTATCTGTTGCAGTCCCATTAGAAAATCCTTGACTATCTACGACAAGAGTATTTCCTAAATTATCATTCAATTTGTACTGAGCCAAACAATCCAATTTATCACATCCATTACAGAACAGGTATAATACCAGAATCAACCATCTCATCGACAAGTTCCTCCGTGATTATTGCTGGGATCATACGATTATAACCTGAGAAATGCCCTACTGGTTCCGGTGTCGTAGTTGTAGGAGCAGCCGTAGTTGTAGGCTCACTCGTAGTTGTCGTTGGTTCACTAGTCGTTGTAGACGCCATTTTTCAATTCTCCTATATAACAGGAATTTTAGTACATCGGCAATTAATAACTTCTGAAGTTGGAGCACCTTTCTCTCCAGGATATCTTAATGTTCCAGCCAGTCCTACCAAACTTAGATAATTAAAATCTATTGGATGAGGACCAGAAGATCCATATGTCGTATGATTATCACGAACATCTTCATCGCCAGCAGTTACCCATTCAGATTCCTGTATACTGGCTTTCTTATACATTACATCCTTAGCACCATTTGTGAAGAATGTAGATTCTGTTCTTGCAATCTGCAAGGTTTTAGGACTCGAAGAAGAAATATCAAAAACCTTCCCAATCCTGGACCTCAGTTCTGAGATTGTTTCTCCAGCTTCAATACCTGCTCTAATTGATCCAAGAACATTCTTATACAGTGTTTTAGGAGCTGTACCAACTAAAGTTTTCTCCGCAGTATTATAAAATTCTATAATGTCTGGATCATCTAATTCAAATACTGCGACGCCACCAATTTCTTCTACAGTATAGTCATAAACCTCTTCAAGTGATTTATCATACACTGGACGAATCTTAATACCTAATCTTTTTGCAGCTTCATTCAAATCTAAGATAACAGATTCAGCACTTATCGCTCTATTATATGGTTTATATCCATCATCGGATTCAAATACTCTTAAACCTATAGTTCCGTTATCCCAAGATTTATCACCAGCTATTTCATCGAACTTTGCTAATTGTAATTTCTTTTCTGCTTTAATATATTTACGCCATTGAGCAGATGTTCTAAGCATCATTGGCGAATGTACTTTGTAAATATATTTCTTCCATAAGGATAATTTATTAGCTTTACTTACGATGAGTATATTAGATTTCCCTGTTTCCTCTACAGGTTTTTCTTCAGAATCTGGAACAGGATCTTCCTCTGGCTCTTCTGTAGCTGTTGGTTCTGGCTCAACTATTTCCGGTTCTTCAGGATTAAGAATAGTATCTATTGTGGATAACAACGGACTCATTAATGCAACATCCGATCCTTCATATTCCTCCATATCGAGACCAACTTTTTCAAATGCCAATGATGGAGGAACATGCAAATCAGCACCTGACATATTTTTCGCTATGTCAACTTGATCTTTTAATCCAGCTCTTAATGCTTCAACACCAGATAAATCAAACAATCCAACAATATTATCAGGCTCTTCAAATAATAAAGTACCATCAATAATTGTTTCATAATATTTCAATAAAGGAATAACTGTTTTATTCCAGAAATTATTATCCTGTCCTAATTGAGTAGCATAATTTAAAGCATCTGTTACACCAAGAACAGATTTCGGTGTCCTCATAGCTGCAAGGATTTCATCTCGGTTCCAGATCTTAAGATTAGGATAGTCCATATCTCTTACGGACATACCTGTTTGAAAATATTTCCAACCGCCGGATAAGATACCTGTACGACCAGTATTCTTTTCTCCACGATGCCTTTGATTGTATTTCTCTAAGAATTTTCTTTCTTCAATTTCATCATCAAAGCCTTCTTCGTTAATCAGAAGACCACCTGGATCAGCACCATTAGACATTGTTGACTGATTATGATCTATGGTCGAAACATCTAATTTCACATTACCAATAACAGGAATTAGAGGAGCCATACCTCTAAGGGGATTTTCTGGATCGATAAATTTAAATTGGATCACTTGCCAAATTTGTAAATTCTGGACACGACCTGAGAAACCGCCTTGACCATCTGATTTCTTTTGTGTAAATTTCCATCCAATAAATTCACCACCATGGATTATCGTATCCATTTGATTTGGATTTGTTGGCCAAATGTATGATGGAGTTTCACCAATACCAATAGGCTCACCAGCTTCATTCAATAGACGCCAAAAGTGCTCTCCTTTTGTCATAAGATCTATTGTAGTTATTTGCCAAAGTTGTGAATCCACCATATGAGGATTAACCTTTATGAACAACTGTGACAAAGGATGCTGATAATCTTCTTCAATTGCCTTAGATCTAAAACCTGAATTTCTTTGACGTTTACGTGCATGTCGTTGTATCGCTGTTCGCCTATGCCCTCTTAGCGGTCCATTCCATTTACCGTAATTCTTCAGACTAAACTTCATTCGCTTCTGTAATTCGTCATCTGTCTCACGATAGATGTTAAATGGTACTTGGCTTATATTCAAAGCGACAGCCATTGCAGCAGCATAGACCCACGGATGATTTTCAAATGGCTCACCTGCACGATAAGTCGAAGAGGATTGTAGGCCATATAGAGCACTTCTTAAGGTCTTATACGCGACTGCTTCTTTTGCATAAGCATTCTTCGGGATATCTAAGTAATCCGTTGGAGCAGCGATTGAAGTTGTTACTAAATCATTCATAGATTAAACCTAATTAAAGCACGAGTTAATTCAGCGATCCTTTGGCTAAGATCATCAATATCATCAGAAGAAAATTCTAAATTTGATAAAGTGTAAAATTCATTATCCTTTAGTTCAAATGCCTTTTCACCTACCTTAGCATCTGTCAAAGCTGGACTACCACCTGCTCTTAGGAATAGCTCTATATAATAAGAACCATCACTTAAAGTCGGCAATATTAATTCATAAAAATAATCATCTGTTTCAGATAATTCATGATCGTAGCTTGTCCAATTTGTTGCATCATAATTTTCAAAGGATGCTATATCTGCATTCCTATGTTGATTAGACAAGTTAGTGAGAACACCATAAATATTCACACTAGTCTCAGAATATCTGAAGCCAATTCGAGCCATTTACTTTTCTTTTGTATCAAGTTTATTAATCTTTTCACAAAGATCTAATATTGACATTGTCAAAGATTCTTTTTTATTAAGATCACGTATACGATCTTGAAGAAATTCTATTTCAGAATTAGAAAATTCAATTTCAATTTCTGAATCTTTAAGATTAGGAACATCCCAAGCAACTTGGGAAGAAGTAAATCGAACATTGAACTTTTCTTTTTCACCATCTGTTAATTTTATCTTCTCTCCAATATCACGAGTCAATCTTAGGTTAATGATACTTGATTTCTCAGGAAATAACTGAGGCATCATAATACGATCAGATACATTTAAACTAACTTTCATCTTTTCACCTATTAAATTGGAGGAATATGAGGTTCTCCCGTAACAGTCGAAGAGCCTTCTTGAGTTGTCGTTGATTCATTATCTAACATTGATAATAGATCTTCAATATACTGTAGTTTAGTTATATACACAGTCCTAAGATTCAATAAATCTTGGCGAGTATACTTTCTTGTGGCACTGAAAATTTCAGCAATGGTATTCTCATCTAATACTTCAATTTTTTCTATCTCTGAATTTGTTATTTCACTTTGCATAATGACTCCTTAAGCTGCAAGCTCAACTTTCTTAGCTCCAGTATCTGTGTCATTGTAGATTAAATATATTTTACCATCATCTGAATCACGCCAAATTATTAACTCACCTGTATCAGGAGTTGGCTGAGCAGATTGATTTGATCGAACAGGATAAAAACCAGCAGTTCCAACAAAACTTATATCTCCAGAGCTAGATATAGAAATATAGTTAGAAGACCCACCTAAACGAGAAGCACCTTCAACATCTAATACTGAATTTGGAGCAGTGGCTTTTCCTAATGATAAACTCGCATTAATATAACTTTGAGTATTTATTCCAAGACCCCAGTTAATAGTCTTTCCAGTAGTTTGTCCTTCATCATAGAAAGCAATAATATTATTTATATCTCCTTCACCATCATCGTAGCTTACAGCTTGAGCTTCGAAACAATGTAAAGTATCTACTGTAGCATTATCATTTCCATCACTAAATAATGTCATTTCTCCAGCACGATAATGAATAACTTTTGTAATTGTCGCCGGATCATTACCATCATCAACAGTTAAGATAGTTTCAGCATCGAAATTAATTTCTAATGGTGAAGTATTTCCATCACCCAATGTAGCTATAATACTTATAACACCTGTTTTATCAGTATACGATCCAGAACCTGTTAATAGATAAGACCAAATACTTATAGGATTAGATGTTGAATACTGAGCATGACCAACAGCAAGAGTTCTTCCATTTCCAGGAGTACCTGCTTGTGACCCTATAGCAACATAAGATCCGACATCTAATGTTGAAGAAACAACACAATACCCATTTATTCGCATATCATCATAGAACATCCACCATCCGCTGCTATCATCATATTCACATTTCTTATTACCATTGATATAAGTTTCAAATTGCCTAGAAATGGTGACATATATCCTGTAATCACCAGTAGGATAAGATAGATATAACCAATCTGTTAAACATACCGATCCAATAAACTCGTGATAGTATGACCCAGAAACAGACGAAGCACCTGGACCGTATCCAGTAACCCAAGATGAACTTGATAAGTATATTGAGTTCTTTCCAGCCCAGATAGAAAGGGGTGTTCCTTGTGTTGCGAATTGTCCACCAACTCCACCAGCGATTAACTGAAACCATGCTTGAATAGAGCCAGAAGACTTAAGAGACCATCCTACAGTGTCTGTCCCATCAGCATCTGTCGTAGATATACGCAACCAACTCAGCTTTCCAGATGCAGACCTAAGATCAAAGTAATCAGGATAGCCTGATACTCTCTCAAATACATAATCACCATACCCAGGATATGTGAATGTGACAGATTGAGCTGATACATCTCCTGTCGTGGATAAATTATAAGAACCTAAATCAACGGATCCTGTTGCTCCTGTATAAGGGACGTATCCCGAAAGATCAATTTCTTCCCAAGATAAATTAACACCATTGTTGGATAGATATTTACCACTATCTAGTGTCGGCAAATCCTGTCCATCCCATAGATCAGCGTTTAAATTAGTATTTTTTGTCGTTGAAGTGCATTGGAAAGGCTGAGTACCGACAGCAACATCTGAGACAAAGTAATTAGCATTTAAGTATCCATTAATTGTGACAAAGCTATTATCGAATTCACCATAAATTAACGGATCACTTGTGTCACTATTAGCAATATAGAGTTTATTATCACCTGTCTCGTTATAGCCTGCTTTATGACCGATTAGTACATGGCCATTCCCCTCAGCATTATAGCCAGCTTCTGTCCCCATCACAACAGACTGACCAAGATGCACTGAAGCTCTTGCAGCCAGTACTCCAACTAAGACATTTTCATTTGCATCAGATTGTAAGTGAACTAGACCAGTTCCATCTGCGACAAAAGCCTTAGTAAATTCAAATGTTGTAGCGGTCACATTTGTGATTTCATATAATCCATCGTAATCAACAGATCCAGAGATCCTTATATCATCATTCTCAGATAATGCATCACCGGAATATGTTGCTTCTACTTTTCCTCCACCAGCATCTGCAAATGAAGATATTGTTCTGGCATTAGGTTTGAGCATTCTACCAGCTCCACTCCCTATACCTAAATTCCTATATCCTTCAGATATAAAGTATAAAGTATAATAGCCAAAAGCAACATTCTCATTCCCTGTTGTTATTGTACTCATACAGAATGAGCCAACAGAAGTATTCCCTACTGCTGAATAATATGCTTTCCCTGCTTGAAGAGTTGTTTGATTATAATATCCCCAAGCTGTGTTCCTTGTGATAGGGCCGGAGGTGTTGCTCATCGTTAAAGCACCACCACCAGTATTCGCAAATCCATCAGCGACTGTTTCACCACAATTAGAACCGATTAATGTATTGAATCCTGTAGTGCTCGTTCTACCTGCTCTATGACCAAGAAGAGTATCATAGACACCAGTGCTATCTTCACAATCCAGTCCAATAGCAATACGACGAACTCCGTCCGTTGCATCTATTGCAAAATGATCCAAGTGCAACTTGCCACTTTGCAAGCTGAACTGATTAGGATCATACTGTATTGAACTTCCAGGTATTAACATTAGTTATCCAATTTATGGAAATCTTTTTCTTCCATCTGCATACGTGTACCAATAGAGACGATATTTAAATTCATTTTATTTAGTCCAGTTTCAAGCTTTCTCATCCATTCAAGTCTATCAGCACAATTGTTCTGCATAGATGTCAAACGTTCTTCCGTTTGTGTTTTGAATTTTATGAAATCCTGTTGGCTTTCAATAAAATCATTTTGTATTTTAAGTATTTGCTTTTTATAATCGAGTACATTTTTAAGAACATTACTAGCAATAGCTATAAGACCAAGACCTACGACAGTTGAAATAACATTAACTATTATCTGTAGTAGTGGGTTCATTCGTTTCTCCGTTATTCAATAAATTATCAATTTCGGTCTCCAATATTGTAATCTTTTCACCCTTTTCTTGGGATTCGGTCCTGACCTTAGCAAGTTCCTCCTTTAATTGGACTATAGTATCTTCCAACTCTTTAATTGGTTTAGTACGTTGTAATTCTTCATATAATTGTTTTTGTAATTCCTCAACCCTCTTAGTCAATTTCTTAACTACAGCATTGGCATTCTCAACAGCTAATCGTTCTTTAAGAGATTCAACCTCTTTCTGAAGAGGTCGTTCCTCTAAGTTCTTAACCTTCGCTTTTAGAAATGTAATCTCTCTTTGAAGAGCTCTATTAGTTGATGTAAAAGTGCCATTAGAGCTTTTCAAAGAACTATTCTCTTTGCTCAAAGCTTCAGCTTGTTTTTCGAGCGTTTCTACTTGTGCTGATAATTTCATTTTAATTCTTTCCTGTTAGAAATATTGGAGCCCCGAGTTTCCCCGAGGCTCCATCCAGGGTAACATGGCCTAGGAAGCTTTACGCCTCACCAGACGTAGACTTTACAATTCCCGAAGTTTTTAGATTCGTAATAGCGACCTTCGTACTTGTGCTCTGTGCTTTTGACAATGACGTCCCAAGGCTTTCTTCCTTGCCGTCTATTACATTTTGAATACCTTGAGCCGTCTCAACAAGTTGAGTAACTACCTTCTTCCTCGCTAACAGTGCGGTCAGTGTTGTTGCCAAACCTAATAATATTGATCCGCCTGTAGCAAAGGGCTCTGGAATCACTGGCTTTATTACTTTATAGACCCCCGATCCAGTATCCAAGATAGTTTCAGTACCCTCTACATACTTTTGATCAAGCTCCCGATACGTGACCTGAACCATTTCAGCTTGCTGATCCGCTGGCAATGCAGCATAATCATCTTCTGATATAATAGTATCAAAGTCAGTCCCAGGTTTCCAATAGCCGGTCTTAGACAAGCAACCAGCCGATGCAATCATCACTGAGAAAATGACTGCAAGTACAATAACTACTCTCAGCTTCCTAAACATAATGTTCTCCTTAAAAGAATTAAGTTACACTTCATTATAAGATATTCTTGGTCTGCGTTGTTTCCGCATTTGCCAAGCTATACTCCATTTCAAAACTGAATCATCGTGGCAATTTGGATCAGCTTCAAATTTACCATTATGTTGTTTCTTAAATGTAAGGCATTCACGCAAAAACTCTTTATCGTGGATGGTCATAAACTTTTCTTCAATAGCTTCACTAAGCTCATCAAGCATAATAGGACGGGTCTGAGAATTAGTATCCCAGCCCGGACGATCTTTAGAAAAATGATACAAAGGACCGCCACGATAATTTGGTTTTTTGTAACCCAACTCTTTGATACGTTGAAGAACCGCATGTCCGTGATTATTCCTTTCTACTCCGAGTAATGCACGATTGTATTTCTCACATTCTTTAATGCAGAGTTCTGCAAGTTGGTTGAAAGGAAAACGTCCATGCAGACTTAATACCTGTTCTCCTGTTTCCTTGTCCAGTATGCCCATCCCATTAGGATCGCTGAACGGAAGACCTTCACTAGTGTCAACACCAGCTACATACTTCTTTCCAGCTTCAGGCTCCTTATATCGTTCAATATAACCCCCAGGAACATGCTCCCTTTTATATTCAGGCATTTCATCTAATAGATCCATTATAAGATCAGTGTTGAAGAATGGATCACCAGATATAATGAAACAAGTAATATCATCTTCAGGATATTCCTGCCTAAACAAACGACCATATTCTTTTTTCTTGTCCCTACGGAATGCGATCTGATTAAGCGTGATGGTTATATTCCAGTCACGCTTAACCTTTTCGCAGAACTTCTTTTCTTCCTCTGTTAGAGTATCTAAAATCTCCTCTTCATCAATAACATAAACAGTATTGACTGGATCCACGAACCAAGGTAAAAACAAAGGAACCCAATCATTAAGCTCTTTCTTTGCATCAGTGTAAGTATTAGCAAACCATTCAAATCCATCAGGAGTTGTTTCTAAGATAACCTCACCATGACTTGCAGCACCAAGTAGACCAGCGATAATATCCTCAACCAATTCATTTTGATTAGGCCCAGGACACCACTTGGAAACCTCTGATCCATGTACTCGCTGAATAGTGTCACCACGCGAAACACCGCGACCACCTGCTGTTCCAATAAAGAACGTTGATCCATTATCTGCAAACTCAAGCTGTGTCTTTGAGTCTGATGCAAGTAAAGGATGTCTTGGATCACGCTCTTGGTACAGTTTAGCAATCTTGAAGATACGTTGTGTTGATGTCTGCGTATGAGCAAGAGTTATGCACTGTGAATAAGAAAAGTCAACACACTGATGGTAGGAGAGCCCTTGCTCTAATGTCGTAAATCCACCACGTCTATATTTGAGTAATAGAAAACGTTTCTTTCTGCCTTGCTTAATAGCAAGACGCTTCATTGCTAAATAACGTTTATTGAGTGGAGTAAGCATATAAGGAACAACAGGCGTTCCCTCAGTGTCTTTAGCATACTCCTGTTGTCGTGGATGCAATGACCTTATATCACGGTCAGTTTTAATCCATAGCCGAGCATTGGCAAAGCGACGAAAGTTGCTGCTCTTAATTTCAATATCTTCTAAATTAAGATAACGTCTTCTTTCATCCTTGGTATAATCCTTGCTGAGCCGTTTGGCGTCGTCCCATTGATCAGGGAACGCTTCACATATATCATTGGCATTATACCTATATACATTGTCCGCAGACTTACAATATCTATAGAACCAGTGATCCCTAGGAACCATGTTCCCAGCACAAACGATATCGGTGGAGATGTGTTGCAACACTTTGAACGTATGTTCAGGAATAGTGTGTGCATCGCATATATAAGTCTTAGACACGTAGGAAAATGGTAGATCATCTAATACAATTTCCTTTGGATTAAGTATCCAAACAATTGCACTTGATGGAAACATGAAGCCCTTTGATCTTGGCTTAGAAGAAAGTCCTATCGTAGAAAGCCAAGATATGAATTGTGTCCGTATACGGTTCGTGTCTCTACAGATGTAGAGAAAATTCTCTGGTTCAGTATTAAACTGAAATGAAGAGGTTAGATTCGCTAATACTTCTGCAAGGAGAGTTTCCTTTATCCGGCAGTTTAATGGAGCGTGGATTATTGCACCATTATCTATACCGAGTTCAATAACTTCCTTATAGAGAGGAGGAACCTGGATCTGAATTGTATCGCGTCCTTGCAACATTTAGTCTTTCGCGTTTCATCTAAAAATGTTAATGGGAACCAAGAGGGATGACTTCTTGGTTCCGTGGTATCTTTAACTTGAGGAGAAAAAGATTACCTTGTCACAGCTCTCGCCGAGGAAGCTTTACGGTCCGTGGCACCGAACTTCCGTTCTCTATGATTAGAACTGTGGAGTGTTGGTTTAGGTTTCTTCGGCTTTGGTTTATTTTTAGCTTCACTCATGTGAAGATTCCTTTAATGGAGCACCAAATAACCGAAGTCACTTGGTGCTTCCGGAGGGGAGAAAACTTTCATCTGTGTAAATTGCTACTGATGAACCATCTATCATCTAACTTTCCACCAGCAAAATATCGAACTTGATATTGGATTGTCTGCGTTTGATCTATCCAAATACCAATAACTCTCCCATCAAAATCAGTATCTCTGATTATAACATTATCACCAATCATGAAATCAACTTCAATTGTCTTTTCAGGCATCCTGTTCTCGTTTCTTCTTTTCTTCGATTATGGTTTCATACAAAAGCTCTAAGGTTTGAGCTCCTAGACGTCGTACCTGTCCATTGATTTCTATTTTACAAACAAAAGAATCACCATCTGTGATCAGGCTTATGTATCCAGGGATCTTTTTAAATTTAGCCCCTTGTTCACATGTTAGGCATTTTGTCATATACTCAACACCACCTTAGCATTCGTTGAATCGCCTTCAAGAAGTTTAAGATCACTGATCCTATTACAAAGCCTCTTAGCACATTCACTATTGACAGGCTCAACCTCCTCTTCGATTAAACGCATGATACGAGCAACTATCCACTTAATATTGTGAACAGATATTTTATCTTGTTTCAGTGCTTCTACTTTAGCCATTGCCTGGACTAATGAAGCAACTTGATCCAATCCCTGCTTTACAGCATTTGAGCATGTTGATTTAAGCTGAAGCATTTTCTCAGGACCAATTTCTACTTGATTACCATCCTTATCACGGAAGTCTTCATTAAGAACTATCTTTTCAAAGAACTGTAATGCTCTAGCAGTATTAATCCTTGCAACGTCGATCTCTTCTGCAAGTGAGAGACGCTCATCATCAGGTTGACTGGCAACTTCCTCTAATAAACTCTTCAATGAGCGTCCAGCATGTTTTGAATAGTAGTTAGCCAATTTCTTCCTTGATAAAGGTGTGCGACCTCCGTGCATTGCACAATAGTCACGTCCTCGCAATGCCCATCTTCCACATTGGAGACCAAGAGAATTCCTGGCTTGGCATCTCCGGGGATGGTTCGGTGGAGGAGGTCCGCCACCTGTTCGCTTCACACTATAATCTTTAAACCATTCTTTTTTCTTAAATCGTTTAGGTTTAGACAAAACTCAATTTCCAGATGGAGGCTTAGCTTGCCCAACGTTAATAGTATAACACAATTTAACATCAAAAGCAAGCGAAAAATAAAATCAGTTGTACCCTAAAAGTGGCATGCCACAAATCGGGTACAGATGATTAATTTACAGATTACTTTAGACTATCTAGAGTAGTAACATTAGAATCATTAAGAACACAAATGAGAATATTCACAACATCTATTGAAACTGTCTTTATTGTTCCGTCTTCTATTTTCTGTTGATATGAACGTCCCCATCCTGCTCTTCTCGCAAACTCTCTTAAACTTAATCCAGACATCTCTCTTGCCTGCACAAGAAGTTGAGGATTGATAGAATAACGTTCTGGTGTGAATATACTGTATTCAAATACTTCTACAGAATCTGGAGCCTTATTATTCATTAATCGTTGATGACAAGATTTGCATATTACTTTATTTCTATCTTTACTTATCACCCATCTTGCTGACTGTAAAACTATTCTACCACAAGACGGACATCTTTTATCTGGACACAGTCTTAATATTGTTTCATCTCGTCTTGCAATTCTTTTCTGACTCTTATATAAAGAAACATCATCAGGATCATCCCAATCACATTTTTTAAATCGTTCGACACTATAATAATTTTCTGCAAGTCTCAATCCTTCTAGTAGATCTCTCGCATCCCTGAACTCTTTTCCATGTTTCATAGTTTTATCCTCTGTACCCTAAAAGTGGCAGGGTTGATTTGCAGTGGATCGTTCTGGCCACCTGCTACCACTGCAAAGAGACAAATATTAAAATATTCTATATTATATTCTTTTTCTTCCACCCGGTCACTTACTCACGTACGTATATATAAAGGGTTGTATTTTGTAGTTTGAACGGATTTGGTGTTTTCATTTACTAATAGCGAATGGCCGTAAATTTGGTCATTGCAAATCAACCCGCACACAAATCGGGTACAGTTGACTTTTGCAGCCAAGACCATAGATCCTTATGACTAAATCTCTTATCAAATGGCATGTAAATATGATTTAATGACCAAAGATCACTATTCATTGTATAGATATTTCCATATTCCAACATCACGAATGGAGTATCCGGGAAGTCATGCCCACGAAAACATTCTGCAGGTATTTTATCAAAGTCATCGAATAGCGTTGCAACAACGACCGGAGCACCTCTACTTCGCAGTTCATTGATCCTTTGCCTTTGTTTAACATTCTTCATGATTGTATTTGGATAGACTTTAGCTTCTAACCAAAACTGTCCAAGCTTCTTATGAACAATGTAAAGATCGGGCCAACTCGTGGACTGCATCATATGCCCATGAATATTAAAGATTAGACAATTGAACTTACGAAATATCCGTTCGTTTAATTGACCGACAAATTTACTTTCAGGTTTCGGAGCCATTATTTCCTCGGAGTTGGATGGATACAACACACTTTGAGAATACGTCCATCTTCTAAAGATATTTGACCATCACATCCATGACCACAACAACTGAATACAGTTTTAATATTCGCAGCATTTAGAGCAGCTACAATATCTGCAATACATAAATCAATATCCTGGCGACGACCATTTATCGCCATAGGAACTTGATGATCGTATGATCCAATTTCACAACATTTTTTAGGTTGTTTCACGTTTCTTCTTCTCCTCCATTACTCTAACACAACCGAACGGACGTCCTATCATTGCAGAGATCGCAGTGCATGTCTGACATGGGCGATTACTCCACGAATGAGGATCCGCCTCTATAAGATTTAAGACAGTTTCCATTTGAATATTGACTAATGATTTTATAAGATTAGTTTGTTTATTCACTTATACGAACCTCTATTGTAAATTAGTAAAACGGATCTTCTAAGACATGTAATTGAAAAAATCTTCAGTGATTTCTACTTCTTAACATTCATCTTGGATTAGACTCCTTGACCGTAATGCGACGATACACTTCAATAGATATAAGTATACTGTTCTGGACTATATCCTTCGCTAAATCACTTGTGAGACAATGTCTTGCAGCAGTTTCCATCGCTGTAAAATCATCTTCAGATTCAAAATCAAAAGTATGAGTATGTACAGCAGCTTCTTCTACATTAGCATGGAATTTAATTTCGAGTTTATATTTATACATTCTTATCTCCCGTCCTTTTCAGATTTTATTGGATCATCAACCATACGCAAGAATTTAGGAACACAGGCACAAGCTGTATAATCAGTGAAGTTTTCCCAGTCCTCTGCACAAGAGAATACTACGAAAACATATTTATGATTATAGCTTTTGATGCGTCCCTTTTCCGAAGATCCACGATCTTGATACAAGACCCATTTCCCAATGTCATCATCAGTAATATCTTTTATATCAATCATAATTTTATCTCCTCATATGATGTATATGGATAAATTTTAGAGAATAATTTCTTATCTCGGCATTTATCACATATATGCAAGTACTCATATCCTTGTTGAGAGCAGAGCCATTTATAAGTCCCACCACAATTACAACGAGCATAATGTTTAAACGTTCGGACTTCTACTTTATCTATCATTGTCTCCCGTCCTTTTCAGTAATAGAAAAATGGCCACAGACCAAAGCAAATTGATCCCCAGATAAATATAGCTCATCCCAACTACCTGTAGTTCCTGCACAAAGATAAATCCCTTCCTCTTTGATCTTCGCGATATTAAGATCCGCGACATAGTATCCTTCATATCCAGTTACACCTCCTTTAGAAACGTGGAGAATAGGTTTACCACGATTTCCACCATTCTCTATAATATTAAAAGTAACTGCAACCGGATAGCTGTCACATGTCTGACCATGCAACAACTTCCGGCGTCTTGCAGTCACAGTTCTTTCACCTGCTAATGGATTCATTTCGGTCTCCCAAGATATATTGCCCATACAATAGTAGATAGGCAAACACCAATCACGATGCCATAGATAAGATCATTCGACATCATACTCTCTTTTCATAAATTTCTTTAATGTATTTACATTGCTTAGGACTGAACTTCTTGATATCTCGATCAATGATATCAGATATGAACCCGACTTCCCAATTTGTTAGGTCCTCACCCTTTTCATCGATCTCATCCACCATACGGCGAAGCTCTTCGAACTTAATCATATTAAGTTCATCTAAGATCATTTGCAAATTGGCAAGGTATGTATCTCTTGTATCTGTCCCATTGCCTCGCAAGCAATCCATTGACATACTAATGATTAATTGAAGATGCTTACTGTCTGTTTCATTTGGTTCCCACTCCATTAGTCTTCTCCACATTTATCGCAATATTTCCGTTTAGCGTTTATCAGACCATCTGATAACGTCTTACCACATTTCAAACAAACTGTTGTTACCCCATCATACTTCTTACTTGACGCGAGATTCATCACTTTCAATTCTAATCGTGCATAATCCATTTCTGAGAATACTGATTTAATTATGCTTCCAATCCATTCAGTACAATCTATCTGCACACCTCCTCTATAGGGAGCCATTGACACGAGGATTGGAAATGTCTCCAGTGGTTGAAAATCCAGCTCTACAACTCCGAATAATCCAGGAGTGTAGGTCTCATCTTCACCAAACGAAGATTCTAGTAATAAATAAGTTTTCTCACCCATTCCATGTATCCTTTATATGTTCCTATGTATTAATAAACTATCAATATACTCAACACCACAATCTAGTTCTCCAGAGGATACACTACTATGACAGATGTGTAATTGAGGAACATAGCTTTCCACGATCTTCTTTGCACGTTCCACCAGCTTATGCCTACTGCCATAGTAATAAGAGGTGTGACCAACTTTACATCGATCACACCTATAAGTTACCATTAGTTTGAATTTCTTCTTATTAGAAACCATACTAAAAGAATAACCTCTATCCCTGTAGCTCCACATCCCCCAGGATCGGAGGGTGGTTTATTTGTATAACATTGACTGTGACTATACCATAATCACAACAGTTATCCACACTACCGTCTGAGACCATAATTTTAATTTCATGTTCACCAATGACACCATCCGGAGGACTTGCAGTAATGACAGTCTCATACCCAACTGCAAATCCTTCTGGGACAACGTCGATCACAATGGATTCACTAATGGTCACCCATGAAGGGGCATCGATAAGCGAAAACTGTAGGATGTCACCATCATCATAATCACTTGCAACTGCTTTCAGTTCTAATGTCTGTGTTGACTTGACTGAAAACGTTCCAAGATCTTTGTAAGTTGGTTCTGTTTGTGCTTGTACGAACGTCACTGCGATGACGATCAGCATAAGCGGGATAAAAATGCTTAGAAACTGTTTGTTGTAGGATTCCATAACTATTCCTTTCTGTGTAAACAACATTTCTTATATTTCTTACCACTACCACAAGGGCAAGGATCATTACGACCGATTTTATTTGCTATTCGTGCCTTACCTGCAAATGATCTATTGTCATGTAACGAGACACAACGTTCTTCTATTTGTTTCTTTGTTAGTCTTTCCGCACTTATAGGAAACATCCTCATCTTGATGTCATCAGGGAGCTTTTCCATTTCTTCGCGTGTGTAGAGTTTACCAGTTTCACTGTCCATGTTTTTTCCATCTCCAATCTAGGATCCAAGCTATTAACATTAATACACTGATACATATTAGTAATGTATTTTCCATAATAAAATCCTGAGGAGTCGTGGTCCAGTAGGGGTATAGGCTGGAGTACACAAGCTCCTCAGAATATTAGGAGACACAAAATAATACAATGACATAGTGTGTCTCTGCTCACTTCTCCGATGCGGTTATCAATTTATCATATGCAGGTGTAGACATTTCCTCTTTCATGTGATGAGGAAGTAGATTAATGTTCCACTGTTTAGGATCTAATAGCAGCATAGGCATTATTAAAACAGGTTTGCCAATTTGAACAGTGAAGTCTATCTCACTTAGTACTCCCTTTGATTCATTCCAACGAGGTAAAGGAAGAACCCATGTTTCATCAGCCCATTCTGCAATCATAGTTAGATCATATCTACGATAGAAATCAAAACCATTAGGTTTCTTATCGACTACTCGCAATCTTTCATTGATCTGATGATTGTGAGTTATAGGTGAGAACACATGATAACCAAGAGCAACCAAATTTGCAGTAACATTTGTGAGATCACAATTCCTTGATTGCATTTCATCACTTTTATCACTGGTATAAGGGCCAGCTAAATAAACTCTTCTTGGGCGTACAAACATGATTACTCCATTATTAATTGATAACTGTCAGCACATTGAGTTTTCGCTTCGCATATAAACTCATATGCTTCTTTAAATGTCATATGGATTTTATAAATCACATCTTTACCAATTACTTTGAATCTCATAGTTTTCTCCTTAGATTTCACACTTCATACCAGTGCATTCACAATCAGCATTGAGGATTTCAATATTTTCACCACTCATTGTTTCCCAATCCACTGGACGATAATTATCAATTAGGTAATTCCATTTTGATTCATCTGCTTGTGTTACTTCTTCACGTGGTGCAAATGGGAATTTCTTATCAATCATCTTAGGAGCAAAGGACATTGCTGCAATACGATGACGGTTATCCCATACACGATCCATGACCTCTGACTTTTCACCTTCCTCAAGCATTACGGTTGCTGAGACATTATGAGTTAAATCTGTTGATCTACTACCTGACATTATCCAATTGTCATAGGTCGTGAATATGTATTCCATAAATTCTAAAGCGGGCATTTCCTTTACGGTCTTAGCCTCTGAAGATACTTCAATTGGAAATACTATACAATAGTCCCCATTTGGTTTTTCTTCAACCATATGAGGATTAGTTTTCTTAAAATGCAAGAAGGCAGGTTCCAACCGATTTGCGGTTACTCTCCGGAAATACCTTCTTGCATGATGCGGATGTATTCCGCAAGAAACACCGCCGAGCTCAAGAGGTGCTGTTCCTCCAGGTTTAATAGTAGTGCAACGAGCAGCAGGCATGATGCCAATTTCTTTAGACATGAAAGAATTCATCATAGTTACACTTGTCGCAGCTAATTTCTGTATCCTTGGATCAAATGCCAGTTCTGGATTATCCATCATGCCTGTTAATCCAACACCAAGTAAAGCATCTCTACGAACAATAGATTCAGTTACTTCACCAAGGAATGGGAAGTCCGTGTATCCTGCCTGTAGTGTACCAATGACAGAAGCAGCTTTTGCAGCCTGGATGAACTCATTTTCTGTTTCAATGTTTGCCAGATTAATTTCACAAAGATTACAGAACCCAAATCCAGTATATCCTTTATATCGTGGGTATATACCAATTTCACCACAAGGATTACATCCAAAATCTTTATGATTACTAAAGAAGAATCCTGGTTCGCCCCATCCTTCTTCTGCAATACGAATGATTCGATCAAATACAGTCCTATCATCCATGCTACGATGCAAGACCGCTGAATTGTTGGCCATCATTCGTTGAGGATTTAAGAAATTAGGATCAAAGTTGCCAGAGCTCTTCGCATACAACATTTCAGTATCTTCATATGAGAATAAGCTAATTAAACTTGATCGCCTTATACCACCAGCAAGGACAGCTTCCGCCGAATGACATATTATATCATGGCATTCAATTGGTCTTAATTTTCTACCTTGTGCTTTTAGCAGGATAGTTCTTATATTTTCTAAAGCTGTTTTAAGAGGCAGATGGCCAGGAGCAAGTCCTCCACTTGTTTTCAAGAAATCACCCTCTGCCCGTATATGACTATAATCAAATTCAATATGATGTCCGCTTATAAAGCTGAACATAAGGGCATTAAGTGCAGTCCCCCATCCTTCTATAGAATCAGGTATAGAATAATGCTCAACTTTCCTACCTATTTTATTGAGTCTAGGAAGCTTATCAACATGGAACCATTGAACAGAATAGCCAACTCCACATCCACATAACAATAGATACAGTATTTGTCCAAAGACATCTAATCTATCTACCAATGTATAAGAACAATTATACAATCTTGCATTATGGGCTTCAATTGCATTGCCTGCAAATTGCATTGATCGCATAGATGGGAGCACTTTTTTGTCATAGACAAAGTTAAATGCTTCTTCAATATGCTTTGTATGTTTAGGATACTTTCTTTTGTGCATCCTCATAACGCGTCCAATAGTTTCATCGAACGTCTCACGTCTACCAAGCGAAGGATCGTAACGTGAGTATTTAGACAAATGTATATAGTCTGCTATAGCATTAGGATCTGGTTTCTTACGCGTCTCCCTTGCCTCTGCACGTTCTCTACGATATGTGATGTAGTGTTGTGCAACAGGAGGATCAGCAGTCATTAAATATTCTTCAACTATATCTTGAATAGATTCTATATCAACAATTTCTAATTTAAGTGCTTTAATCTTCTTGATTATTTTAGACACTATAGAATCAAAAGAAGGGAGATCATCTGGTCTTATCTCATTATAAGCTAAGAACAATGCCTTTTTGATTTTCTTCGCATCAAATGATTGCAGATTTCCATCTCGTTTACGTACACGGATATTCTTCATATCTTCTCCAAGTTAATAGGTGCATATCCCAAGTGATGAGTCTACTTTTAAATTACTATGTAATCATTATAACATATAAATAGCGTCAATGCAAGAAGAAAATTATTCACAGATGTAAATTTTTCTTTTACGAGAAATCCCACCACTATCACCATTCCCTAGATATGAGACTTTCTTAAAACCTGCAGTCATAAGTCTTCGCACTGTTAGATCAACAGTCACACTTCTTTGGATATTGCATTCAAAGAACAACTTTTTCTTTGTACTCATACGTAGATGACTATAGAATAAATCTACATTGTTTATGTATTCATCGACTGAGCAGCAGAATACATAATCCGCAGTGATATGAGGTAGGTCAATATTTAAATCATATTGGTAGAATTTACAATTCAATCCATATCGTCTCGCTACTTTGTTGCAGAATAGCACTCTTGATGGAGAATATTCATAACCTGTTCCACTTGTAGCTCCATGATTAAACGATTCAAAGATCAAAGAACCACAATTACATCCATAATCAATCACTGATCCTTCAATTTTGTCAATGCCAAATTCTTTGTATCGCTTCTCTATGTCTCTTACAGCAGGCATATCATTAAACAAAGGTAAATTCACTGAGCAATACAGACCATAGATCCTATATGTTCCAGTTCTTTTACCTGAGCCTGATAAAAATTCTAACCAATTACGGTAATCATCAGAATTTTCATTGAATACTTGATGAATAAACTTAATTACATCTTTAGAAGCCAGTTCGTAGACCGCATGTCCATCATGTCTAAGTTTATGCCTCACTATTTTACAGACGGCATGATTTTTTATAAGAGTTGAATTATCAAAATTAGATTTTCGCCCTTTTCTTCTCTCTTCTCTTTGCTTAATACATTTCTCAATAGGAGTATCTAAGAAAATAAATATAAAATTATGGAATCCAACTTCAGATGCAAGAGTACTCCATTTATTGAACACAGTGCTTTCAGCAGCACCTTCAAAAATTACATTTTCATTTCTTAATTCATAGATAAAAGTATAAACTGTTCTTGCATCTAATTGATCACATCCACCAGTAGGGATGAATTCGCCATCTTTGTTTAAATATTTCCCAACAACATACAAATCTAAGTCTTTAATAAATAAGATGTTATCATTGATAATCTCATACTTATACATATTAAGTAAAGATTTAATTATATGACTCTTACCCGAGCCATTTGTTCCTCTAATATTAATAATCATTTCTTACTCCCATGGAAGTTTTTTAATTTTGACACAAGGGCCATTGACTGTTCCTTTAGCAATGGCTTTCACATCTAATTCATTCGGTTCAGGAAGATACATTAAACCCTTTTTATCAGGTAGAAATCCTAATCTATAGCCAACAGCATCACAGATTCTGCAAGGATGAACTTTAGATCGCATACCATGATACATAAATCTTCTTATTGCAGAAAATACTTCACCGTTCCATATTTCTTCAAGTGAGTTCACATCAAGCACGTTTCCGCATTTGATAACTCCTCTGAAATCAACACAACAAATAGGAACGTTTCCATTATATCTTACAGTGAAATCTCTAAATGGATTCGCACATCTCCTGCCTTCTTTAATATTAGGAATTCCTTCATATGCACATCCTGCTCTATTATTGATCCTGGAATGATTGCCTTTCTTCGCTATGTCTATGCTCTCAACTATGACTATATGGTGCTCTGTTACCTTCCTACGCTTGTGGGGATTGGCTTGTTGGTCTGTAGGGTAATAATATAGTTGGTTATGGCCTGTATAACCGCCCTTAATCCTTCGCACAAGGTCGCTATGGCCATAATCATCCAGCATAAGCACGTTAACACCAGCAGTCATAATTTCATCTATATAGGACAAGCTGCGACGTATTATACCAGCACCATTTGAGATCATAGATATATGGTGTTTAGGTAGTATCGTACGGATTATATCAATCACTTTTAAAAGGTCTGGATGCAGGGATGGTTCTCCATGAGTTCCAAGACCAATCCTACAATTCCACCCATCTTCCTTTATCATTTCACATGTATGCTCAACAATTCTAAGATCCATGTACTCCATCTTAGAAACATCTATCGCATTGATCCCACAAAAAGGACAACGAAAATTACATCCGTGAGTTAAATTAAACCCTAGTGAAAATGGTGGATCTTGCCAATAAGTATCAGACATGATGATAAGCCTTCTCTATTTGACAGTTTAAAATTTTTCTAAAATCATATCTCCATTCGCTTTGCTCTTTAGAGATATTAAACCAATTAGGTAACATTTTCTTGACATCTTCTTGACTGTCTACAACATATGGGCGTATATTGTATCCTGCAGTAGACATCGTTGGAATAGAAGATTTATCAAATAAAATTGCTATACCCGCACTGAGACATTCATAGAATCTATTTGCAGGAGAGCAATAGATATCGTTAGATTCAGCATCTTCCAAGTAGATCGTTGTTCCATAATGAGCTATATTCCCTATTAGATTCTTGAGTACAGGGACTTCTTCGATCTCATAATTTAGATCTAAGAATTTACTAAATGCTTTTGATGAAGCACTTATTTCAATAGGATAAATTGCATCCTCGAAGTATTTTTTGAAAAGGTGTTCTCGATCTTTTCGATATGCCCCATAGTAGAAAAGACAACTGGTATCACTTGCACATTTATTTTTAGGAATCAACGGTAGAGGATCATATGTCAGCATATTCCAATTCACATAATGAGTTGCCTTCATTGGGATTTTCACCCAGATCTTTTTCTTTGCCCATTCTTCTGGAAGCTGAGGTACTGTACTCCAACGCTCAACGATTATATCATCTCGCTCAATAAACACTCTTCTTAGTTGTGTTGGCGGATAGATCGTATAATCGTTCTGAATAAACACAACTCTTCTACATCCTCGTGCCAAATCTGCAAGTTCGTTTAGGATTTTGGAGAATGCGGACATGCTGTTCACTAGATAGATTGTATCCACTTCTTTATCTAAGTCTATAAAATCTTCAGGTTCATGGAGTAAAGGGAGTTTAAGAAGATCTGATAAATACAAAGCGATCCTTGAGCTCGCAACTGTTGATCCTTTTACACATTTCGTAAGATGGACAATATAACTTTTCATTAGTTTTCCTCCGCAGTGCAACCACATTCATTAATGAGTTTAAAGGCGATATTATTCAAGGTATCCAATTTTGCCTTGTGCTGTATATAGCCTCTATCATTTTCTCCATTAGTCTCTTTTGCAAGTTGAACAAATCCTTTTTCTTTCCGTATCTGATTAAGGATATCATTATAGAGTTCTTGAAAATTAGTTATAGACATTTCTTCACCCTCGATTAAGTTTTCCAGTTTCTTTTAAATAATTACGGAAACGTTGACTTTCTTTATTAACTTTTTCTGGATCACGGTTATACAATCGTATAACATCTTTAATTTTATTTTCACCACTTGATCCATAAAAATAGAAATTGTAGTTATCTAAATTAGTATCAATGATTTCAACACCATATCTATTAGGATTCTCCCAAATAGAGCACCCAGGAATAGGAATAAAAGTTGTGCAAGCTATGATATCATAATCATCTTTAATACCCTCAAGATAAGAGATATTTAGATCTACTGTATCTTCTGTTTGTCCAGGAGTTTTAATCATAAACAGTATTCGTACGGTCATACCAGCTTCTTTCGCAATACGAATAGCATTCACGTTATCTTTTGCTGTTGTTCGTTTATCTAATACCTTTAATACGTGGTCATCAAAACTCTCAACACCAAAGGATACTTCCTTGCAGCCTGCACTGAATAAAGCCTCTGCCAGTTCTTTGTTCCATGGTTTGACTCTTGTTGATATCCTCCAGGCTAAATTCAATGGACGTATTAAATCACAGATCTTATATGTTCGTTCTAAATTCGCAGTGAACATATCATCTGAAAATCTAAACTGATGTATCCCATATCTTTCTTTTACTTCTTTGATCTCTTCGTATACACTTTCAGGTGAACGATATCTTAATTTTCCAGACACGAACATAGAGCTACAGAATGGACATTTAAATGGACATCCTCTACTCGATAGGATAATCGTACTTTTAATTCCGTGATACTTCTTATTAAATGCGAATATGTTACCACCTTGATTAGATCCAAGCATATCCCTTGCAGGAAAAGGCAGAATATCTAAATTTTGAGGAGATTCAAATTCATAGATATCTTGATATTTATTATTTTCAAAATCAGAAAGTATCTTAACGAGCCCATTTTCTACTTCACCTTTACAAATGGAATCTATATAATACCAATCAACATATCCTTCAGTCAGTGTTCCTGGTCCACCTAGAATTATTTTGCACTTAGGATAAGTTTCCTTCAATTGTTTTGCAAATCTATTTGCTTGCAGTAATTCTAGACTTGTGACTGTGATTCCATATAGGTCACATTCAGGTAAAGAATCTATAGCACCAGAAAATGTACCGAAAGAAGAAAGATTAAATATCTTCACATCATAATTAGGTAATGATTCTCTTATATAAGCTGCAATATAGAGGAGTCCAATCGGTGCTTGTGCATCAGGTTGATTAAGATAAGGATGTGGTAGATAGATAAGTCCTATTCGCATAATGCTTTAAGTCTCCGATTTGTGAAGAATAGTGCTTTATTTCTAATCCATTTATTAATGGAAGCCATTCTAACTTCATAGCTCGTTTCGATATCAAGTTCGAATCCCCAATTATCAAATATATTGATCCAATAACTTTGTGGTTGACAATTGACATGATGCCTTCCATTCTGTCCTGGAGGTGCATAAGTCATAAGGACTCTATTGCAATAACTTAATTGGGGCATATAATTATCTATATATTTTTCTTCGACATGCTCAACAAATTCAACAGTCCATCCAAGATCATAGATGTAGTCACCTGATAAAAACGGCTCAGTTGTAAAATCATGCTGGATAAATATTTCATCATCATATATCTTTAATGAAGGATCACCATCGATACCATATGCAATAAGACCGAGTTCCTTAGCAATACGGACTTGTTCGCCAAGACCGCAACCGATATCAATAAAGGATTTGATAACTTTAAATTTATTTAATATAAATTGTAAAGATGTGCTACAGTGATTAGATCTATTTGCATGTTGCTGCAATGGTCCAAAATCTTTTGATACTTCCATTAGAATTCATCTCCATCCTGTATATTCTTCATACCTAATTTTTCACAAATACCTAGACTATAAATTTCCTTCTCCTTCAGAAAATTTTCAACTATTTGTAATTCGCCTTCTGGCTTATTCACAGTTGTAGGGATAGACATCAATTTTATTAGTCTATAGTTAGTCAGAAAATTACCATCTTCTACAAAGTGTCTGACTTTTAATTTCATATTATCACTGAATAGATTTTCAGTCATAAATATTTCTAAGAAATCAAATATGCTTTCACCGCTCCACTTATCTAGTGCATGAGTCAAAGCTTCTGCAAGTAGTTTTCTGTTGATTCTTGGGATACCTTTTATATTATCACTGCTATCACCAATGAATGCTCTAAACATTGGTAACAATGCAGGGCCAACATAATACTTTTCCCTTATTTTAGCTTCATCCCAATAATATAGTTTAGATTGGAATGACTTTACTACCTGTATCTCATATTCATCATTGACAGCTTGTAACAAATCATCATCATTGCTATAAATATAATGAGGGCCTGTATATTGATTTGCTAAGCTATATATGAGTTCATCTGCCTCTTCACCGTAAGCATAAGCTGTTCTATACAAGACAGAGAGAACTTCTTGCAGTCTTTCTGAACGCTCTATAAATTCATCAGATCTCTTAGATCTATTAGCTTTGTAATTAGGATCAATCTTCTTGCGTTTAGAAATACCCTTATCAAAGCATAGAATTATTATTTCATTTGGGAATTTCTTTTCTAAACTCTCAAGAATTTTGAAAGTCCCAAATTCCATTCCGGTATGCACTCCTTTAGAATTCTTTAAGAAATCTAATTTGTGCAATGCACGATGGATCACCATTGATGTATCAACGAATAGCATATTATATACCTTTGTATTTCTGTCTTGGTCTACCTTGTCCTAAACGAATACGTTCATATTTATCGAATTCACATAAACTATGTTCAATTTCTCTAAGCTCAAATGGTGGATACATGCTGCAAAACATGTGAGGATAGAATGGCCCATCAATATTCTCAGCTTCTTCATCAGCGAACTGATTCATAAGGGCAATCATATTATCTAAATCAACAGATTTTCCTAATCTTCTTAGACCTCGTTTAGCACCTGGACCAATGTTCGCCCATGTCATAGCATCTGTTGGTTCAAATCCATGAAAGAACCTAAGATCACAGACAATTTCATAACTCACAAATTTACCAATCATATAGAATTCAAGAAGTTCTTCAAACACACGTTCCATAGATTGAGTAGACAGAGCTATATCTGCGATATATGGTGCATAATCTGCAGCATGTTTCACTGCTCTTATATATGTATCTACTTTATCTTCCGCAAAAACACCAGTTGTCATATGGGCTGAGGTAAAAACTTTATCACCTCTATATGCCTTAGCTTTTAAACCATTGATCAGCTTGCTGTAGTCTTTTGTAGAATGCTCTAATACACCAAAATCGGTCATGTGCTCATGCCAATTGAAAAGGCGATACCACCAAACGTTCCAAACTATCTTTGTAAAATCTCTTTCATGCCTTAAAGCCATGTGAAGGACTCTAGTCCCATGATCCAATTGCCGAAACACATTTGTAAATTTCCATTGTTGGAAAATGGGATCATCGGTCCATGGTTTTGGTTGATCCATTGTGAATCTTTTAAGATAGATTCTATGCCGTTCACGCATAAAATTAAAAAATCCTTCAACGGTAGAAGATCCTGGTTCAAAATGTTGTTTAGCCATAATTCATCCTTTACACTGGCCAGACATAAGGTAAATTCAATGGAACATTCCAATTAAATTGTTTATAATGTGAATATTGTTTATAAAGTAAATTACTTTTATGTGAATCATGAAAATCTTTTCTGCCAAGCCATGGAGGACCGTCATAATTTAATTTTCTATTAGTCATTTCATATAGTTCTGAATAAATATTGTCAACATATCCACGATTAGACCATTCCTCACATATCGCAATTCCATAAGCTATTAGAGCTCCTTCATATCCTCTCCACATTCTGCAAGCTGGATGATTGTACCACGGAGTCTTTCTATCTCCTTTAATTGGTCCTTGGAAATTAGCTAAGAGTATTTGTTTAACTTCAACTCTTTGTTTCCCAAGTCTACGATAATCTAAGACACTTGCAGACTTTTGAAAATCTTCATATGGTAAAAATGTTTGCATAATTAATTCAATGATATATAAGACCAAGGACTACTATAGACATAGTGTAGACCATCTGTATACGTCTGTATTTCAATAACTATTTGCCTATCTATATATACCAGTTCTCCGCAATTATTGCAAGGAAAAAATAAATCAAGTTCACCAATAGGAAATGAATTAAATAGATCTATAGGTATTTCCTTACAACTTTCTACATTACATTCATTGCAGATATACTCTATCAAGATAAGATCAGGGTCCAATTTGACATCTCCTCAAATTCAAATTTGGTCAATACATAAGATTCCATTGATCCAATCGGCTGCAAAACAATATATCCATGGGACATCTGTATGACTTTAGCCACTTCTCCGGTCTTGGAAGATCCAACCTTATCTCCGACTCGAACGTAATATTGTCCTGTACTATCTACGAATTGTTCTTGATTAGGCATGTAATTGATCCTCTGTACATTCACTCATTTCTTTGTCATCCCGAAAACGAATAAATCGTGGAAATTTAAGTCTTCCCTTTGATTGGAGATCTTGATAAGCAACTTCAATAACTCTGCCAACAGTGTATTCTCTTGTGAATTGTTTTCGTTGTTCAGGTGTAAATCCACCTCCAACTTTAGCAATCTCTTTAAGCTGACCATCCTCTGTATAGACAGAAACTCTTAGAGCTCCCATTTCACCATAGAACATTCCATTATAGCTCATCTCCCATCCTGTGACAACTACATCTACAGTTTTAACAGGTTTGAATTTATACCATCCAGACATATGAGATTCTTTAAGAACAACACCTTCCCACTTCTTATATTCGATTAACAGTAATAAATATTCTTCAGTGGAATCATCGAATAGACCAGTCCATGGAGTTTCAAATCCCATTTCTTCCAACTGAACGTTAATCAATTCTAAACTTTTCCGTTCAGTAATGTCTAGACCTTTCCATTCAGGCATTGCAAAGGCACAATATCTCAGACTTTCCCATTTTTCATTCAATGCTGTTATCACATCTGTTGCCTGACCACCCTCTGCATATAATTCACCTAAGACACAAGTCCCATTAGGCATGTTTCTTATATGCTCAAATTGTGGAATAGCTAACATCTTTTCTGTATAATCTTGACGCTTCCCTCTTATAGCATATCCGCCATCAATAAACTTAATAATTTCAACCATGTATCCATCTTTCTTTTCTTGAACATAGTTGATATTGGTATGTTTTTCAGAATTCCATTCTTTAATTTTAGGCAAAGTCATTATTTTTCTCCTAACCATTCCTTGACAATTTTCTTTGAGCCCCAACTGTTTAAAGGAATATTGTTATAAATATAAGAACAAATTTCATGAATATCCATACGATTTCCCAAATCTGCTCTTCCTATTGCTTCAAATAAATCATTTTCTAATACTGCTCTTAGAAAATCACCAGTAGGAATTCTTTCTTTAGCATATCTGTCTATTGCAGCTTTAATTTCTGGTCTCATTAGTCTTCCTCAATTAATGCTTCAGTGTCCAGTACCTTAGACAAAATAGGTTTAAGGTCTTTTAGATCATCACTTGCTTTCATTTTACCAAATACAACAGACAGCAAGGTATCATCGATTGTGTCTGGAACCTGCAAGTCAGTGATACGTACATTACATTTTGAACTGCGACGCTCAGCACAACGATCTTCAGCCTGTGATCTTTGTAGCATGCTCCAGTTTTTACTAAAGAATATTTCTCTATTGCAATAAGTGTCAGGTGAATTTTCTGGATCACGATAATTCCAACCAACTAAATTAAGACCAGTTCCACCACTTGCAGGATGACCGATGAATACTTTACAATCTTCAACAGTATTAAAGATAATTTCAGATTCATCCGCACCACTTTCACGATATTCTTTCACAATTTGCTTTTTATAGCCTGTATGCTTGATACCCTCCTTATGGAGTCTTTCTGAGACAGCACGAATATCTTCGTCGAAGATTGCCCATACAACAGTTTTTCCTTTAGGATCAGATTCCATATTTTGTTTTATCAATTCTACTGTTGCATCGACTTTAGGATTTCCACCTTCAATTTGCTCAAGACTACTTTCACTGACAAGATTTCCTTCTTCATCCCATACTTCATTATATTTTATATGACCAGAAGTAACTTGTGCGAGACGAAGAAGTTTAGTAAGAATGTGCTCAGCAGTTATTTCTTTGATCTCACCTGTAATTGTGTCATTAATTTCAATCTTAAGCTCATTTTGTATTCTCTTATATAGTTTTGCCTGTTGCGGAGTAAAAGTCACTTCATAGATATCACGTACCTTATCAGGAAGTTTAACACCAGCTTCATCTTTTGTAAGTGTAAAAGCAACTCTTGCAATTCTTTCTTTTAATAAAGGTATGTCAGATTGTTCTAACGTATCTTCCCAAGGTGCATCCTTGACATTCTTGCTATGGAAAGATTTAAATTTCTTAGCACTTAAAAATCCACTCATCCCATCACCAAGAAATTCGAACTGAGGAAACAGGTCCAATTGATGATTTCCATAAGGCGTACCTGTAAGCTCAAGTTTCTGCCTTGCGTTGTGCTTTAATTTCTTGACACAGGCTTTTGAACGTCTGGAATTTGGATTCTTTATAAATTGTGCTTCATCAATAATCACAAGATCCCACGGAATTTGAGACAATCCTTTCCAGGTCAGCACTACTGATTCATAACTACTGATTGCAGCAGAGAAAACACAATCGTCTTCATCTCTTACAACATCAATGAGCTTCTGTGTTCTTTTAATTTCACCACCTCGTAACTGTACCACTTTTCCAGGAACAGTTGTGAAACGGCCAATTTCTAATTCCCAATTCTTTCTTAATTGCTTTGGACAAACAATTAAGCAACGCATCATACGATTTTCTTTTCTACGGACGCGTTTTGCTTCTGTTACCATCTTATGAATAGCGACTGGAGTTTTTCCCAGACCTTGTTTAAACCATAGACAATATTCATCAGTGGATAAAGTGATTGCCAGAGCAGCTAACTGATAATCTGCAAGTTTAAGGTTGGGATCAGGATGCTCAACAAAATCTTCAGGAAGTGGAGGAACTTCTCTATTGATTTTGAATTTCGCCTGATCCACTGCATTCTTAGTTTGCACCATGAAACGAGCAATAAGAAATTCATACAGTATTCTAGATTCTTCATCTTTGAAGATTATTTGATTTTCTGGCCAACTGTTGTAGATGACCAAAGCTGTCATATCTGTACCTGCTAGAACACATCTTTCGCTTCCAAACCATTGATGCTCGGGAATACGATCAAAGAATTCCCTTGCATGGTAACTTGCCGGTCCAAAATATTCTTCATTAGTTTGGATCTTTCCGTCACTTACAGGTGCGGATGCTCTAACTGCAAATACTCTAGCAACAAATCTCTCACCATCATCATTCAGTCTTAATTCTAGACGATCATTAGATCTTAGTCTTAATGGTTTGATTAATCTAGAAGTTGCTTTACTAAGAGCCTCAAGAATTGGAAGCGATCTAATATTTATTTCAGGATTTTCGGGACGGACTTTCTCAATTCCAGTTTCTACTTCTTTTGTTGTCACCTCAACAACTTCTTTTTGCTCGGTTTGAATAACATCATATCCAACCATATCTTTAGCAGTTAATTGGCTTGTCTTTATTGGTGTTATTTCATTATTCATTTTATTCTCCGAGAAGGTCTCTAAGAAGATTTAAATCATCGGAGCTAATATTGACATCCTTCAGTTGTTCTTTAAGCTCAAGAAGTTTTGCAAAAGTTTTTTCAGCTTTCCGAATCAGTGGTTGCACCTGCTCAATATCAATTTGTTTCTCAAATTCGATTATTCTGGCTCTATACATTTTTATAGATTCAGGAGCCTTTGCTCTTTTTTCCCGAAGTGCATCCAATTCTTTTTGCAAAGTTGAGATTTGATTTTGGATCTGCTGTTCTTTTTGTTCAAATCCCCCGTCAAGCATTTCATTATAATAGCGGATTAATGCTTTACAATGCCCAATGCTCTCCAAAATATCAGCTTTTTTGGCTTTTGTCGTTTTACTCATTGTTTTCTCCCAAATACCCGTTTTAAGCTCCAAATGCCTGTTTTTTAGAGCCCCAGATTGGCCCCAGATTCGTTAAAATTTATTTTAGGTACTATTATACCCCTAAAACCAACACAGACCGGATACGGAACTTTTAATATAAACCATTGTAAATAAAGCACTTACAATCGTCGTTTTTAGCCTAATTTTAAGGGTTGATATAAACCATTGCAACCAATAAAGTTAGGCTAAATAGACTCGTGGGAGTTTTATGTCCCACGAGCCCATAGCCGTCAAAATTACTTGGATACAGGTGCTTCGGCTTTTGCTTCGGCAACGCCGGACAGAATTTCGTCCACGTTGATGCCTTCCGCGGTAAGCTGAGCACGGAGATCGTCCAAAGTGCTGCGAAGCTTTTCGACCTTCTTGAGTTTCTTCGCAGTTTTTTCGTCGCCGAATTTTTCCATACGTTCGGCTTTCTGTGCGAAATCATCCGCTTGCTTTTGGTACTGATCTGCACGATGTTTGCAGATACTCGCACGATGTCGCAGATGATCAGAGGACTTTTCAAAATGCACTTTCTTAATTGGGTTGTGCTTTTCAGGATCAAAGTCCTTCGGCAGTTCAGCCAATTTTTGACCATCCTTTACAGGATAATCAATTTTCTTTGCCTTTTTGACTTCTTTGGTTGCATCGGTTTTCGGTGCTTTGACATTACCATTTTTCGGTGTCACTTTACTCATTACTTGCTCCTTATTGAATAGGGCGTTAAAACTGTTAATCACTACAATGTGATTTATTCACAAGGCGATTGCCAGTGAGCGAACTGGCTAATGCTGGGATTTCTCGCAGCTTTGGAAATCGCTTTTTGTTAATCGCCTATTAAAATCCACCAGTTGATTTATAATTGTTGTAGGCAATACGTAAACTTATATAACCGATCAGGATCATTGGAACTGTGATAATTAATGTTGAAATCATTGTTTCTCCTTTAATTTAACTATATTAATTATAAGATATAAATCTGAAGAATGCAAATTAATTATTAGAATTAATTTCTTCTTGCCAATCTACATCTTCTAATTCCGGATGGTTGTAAGGTGTTGCACCTTCATCATTGACGACCATCATACCTAACAGTTGGCCACATTTACAAGTATGGATTGTGATGTCATTATTTCCAATTCTTCCAGTGTCATCATTAAGGTATTCACCATGATCATAAGCGTAGCAGTCCATATCCCAGTCCCATTTAATACCAGCACCACAATTCGGGCATTTTGCTTTTTTAGTTTTAGCCATTAGTTTTCTCCCAATCATAACCAAAAACCTTTTGTCCAATTTCTTTGCAGTAACTAAGCTGACGGCGGATCCAATCATGGGCGTCACCACTGTTGGTGAATTGTTTGGCTTTGTTGCCAGTTGCTTTTTTGATTGTTACCTTAATAGTCATGCTTTAGTTAACCTTTCTATATTAATTATAAAATTTAATCCCACTAAATGCAAAGAAAATTTGTAAAATATTTCGAAAAATGATCACCTATAAGTACCTTATTTTCCAGGTACTTACGTAAACTCCCCATTTTAGGCCCGATAATATTTAATTATTTTTCGGATGCCTCAGCCCAATTTATAGAGCTGTAATTGTGATCCATTACTATAGGTACTTTAAATGGCACGCTAGTTTCCTGGAACATCTTGGTTATTTTGGCTTGCACTATTTTGTCTTCACAAATTTCTTTAGGTGCAATGTCCGCAGCTTCATCATGGACCAGTGCAAAGAAATTCATTCCAAGATCTCTTATAAATTTATTATATCTTGGAGCGATGCGAATCATACAATCTTTCATGATATCACTTGCACAAGATTGTATGATTGCATTGAACGCACGATATTGCAGCTTAGTTGGAAGATGTCTTCTTCTCCCATAAGCATTGAAAACAAATCCGCGTTCGGCAATTTTATTACCTGCTCTTCGTGAACAAGATTTTATTCCTGGCAATCTTTCATGATAACCACTATAGACTTCATTTGCTCTCTGGTCTAAGAAATATTTAAACACAGATACTTTATCGTTGAATTGAGCATCACTTGGAAATTCATTTATAAATTGAGATGGATCTTCTTCCCATCTATTTGACTTCTCCAACATCTCATTCACAATATCCTCTGTGCCTTTGAGCATAGAAGTCACTTTACCTTTTCCACCACCGAATGCAACTGCGAAATTAACATTCTTCGCAATCTTACGTGTGATATGTCCCATGTCCGCAACCCATTGATGGAAGTCAGTATTTGGATCTATGTTATATGCTTCTATTGCAGCAAGATCATTGATATAGTGAACAATTAATCTAAACTCAATTTGTGAATAATCACGAGAATTAATGCCATATCCTGGCAAAGGTACAATTAAACCTTTAGCTCTTGAATTTAATTGTTGAGCATTTGGAGATCTGCAAGAAAGTCTTCCTGTCCGTACACATTGATTATATGAAGGGTGAAGAATTCCATCAACTTGCAGCCTTAAGAAATTTTCAAGATAAAGACTTCTAAAGTGGCTTTCTTCAGAAGTCTCTGATAACAATGAAATAATATGCCCTAGATTTGGATCTAATAAAACTTGTGGATGATTCTTATACATGAGTAGAGCATCTTTATCAAACGATGCACCACCTTTATCAGTTGTTGCCAGTATAGGAAGACCAAATCTATTAATCAATAAATCATAAACCTGTTGATTACTATTAGGGTTTATTTCAGAATCTATTAGTTTCGTTAATTCAGATTCTAATCGTATAGATTTATCGATAGACTTTACTAATTCTATCTTAAGTTGCTGTTCATTTACAGGCATCCCAAATTCTTCAATATCGAATAGGACTGGAGTAAATAGAATTTCAGTTTCCCATACGTTATTTAAATCTTTTGTTTTCTTTTTCTGTAGATACCTATATAATGTTCTGCATCCGAAGACATCTTGATTTGCATATTCCCCAAGTATATCAGCAGGGACAATAGAATAATCGCAACTTTTTTCGCCCTTTAAATATGCTTTTACTCTATTCGTTTCATCCATTTCTAATCCACACCATTCTTTACATAAAGATTTTAGATCATGGCTGAAGCGATCACTATCAATTAATTTAGCAAGTGTAAGAGTATCTACCAGTCTGCCACCAAAATCCACACCCTCTCTTTTAACGAAATGAGCATCAAAGTTTATATTGTGATTCACCCAATCTTCACAAGTCCCGATTACATCTTTCATCCAGCGTTGAACATTCTCTAATGGTAAATTCCATTTAGTATCTCTGTGTCTTATTGGAATATACCATGCTGTAGGATCATCGTCAATTGTGCATGAAAAACCGCAGATTCTATCTCCATGGAAAGGCATAGAATCTGTGATCTTTTTACTTTTATCGCCCTTATGTTTACAAGGTAGATCATTCCAATTAGTTTCAACATCTAAAAATAATTCTTTAGATCTTGCTATATTTGGAAGTTCACTAATCTCTTCAATAAGAATTGATCCAGGAGCTAAGTATCGCATCTACATGTCCATTTCTAATATCTTCTATAGTTACCACAGGCATAAATTTTCTTAGAATCTCATCACCACGTTTGTCATGCTCCGTAAGAATATCATAAACAACACCTTCAACAATCCCGGAATTAATTATAATATTAGCACAATTCGTGCATGGTGAATAAGTACACAGAAGAATGAATTTGTAATTATTGTACGGCCTCTTAAGACAATCTATAATTGCCTGAGGTTCGCTGTGCATACAACCACAATTTCCAATCTCTCCTGTACATTTTAAATCTTCATGTGCAGGACCATTATAAACTGCTGGGAGTGCTAACATTCCTCTTTCATGGAATCTTGTAAGCTGACATCCTACACCTTTTCTTTTGCATCGTGTCTTTGATTCTGCAAGTGAAGTTACTATTTCACATTCTTGTAACAACGTTTCTTTTATTCTAGTCAATCCGTCCGCCATGTTTCCACATCTCCAATATATGTAAACTCTTAAACCACGTTTCTATCCAAGTTTTTAAAACTTCCTTATCTGGATATCTGAATTCAATTGATGAATCCGGATAGTTAGACTGTGTGATATCCCATGTATAATCATAATTACCAGATAATGCTAATTCCGTAAAGATCGCATTAGCATTAACAAGAACATCAAAGTCAAACATCTCTTTACGTTGTGATGCATGAGCTTCTAATTTCTCTCTGTATCGTAGTGGATTACTTGCATACATGATCACAATGATAGAGCCTTTTTGATATAGCTGACTCTCTACAAATTTTCTTTGATATGCAGGTAAAGTATCTGCTGGATGATAAGCCAAAGCACCAAGATGAAAACGATCCATGACCGCATACTTAGACATCATATCTAAGTAATGAAAACAGAAATCAAAATGTCGTGGTGGTCGAGTCATATGCTGATAATAGATAGGGAAAGATCCATAGCTATTTGCCATTTCAACTACTTTATCAGCGACAGTTGTCTTCCCGACACAATCTGGACCTTCTATAATAAACATACTAACTCCTTAGATTTTCACAATAGTGTTTCAAATCTGAATTCATAATATGGTTTATGGCATTTTCATAATCCCATTTAAGTCCACACATCGTATAGCATTGTCCTAACAATGTGGATATAACAGTATCCTCAGAAACACGATGCGAATCATATCTCTCATTAGAAGACATTTCATTTTCTTTGAGGATTAGATTACGTATTGTATCAGATAATCTTGCACTACGATTTAATCCTGTATGATACGAGAATACAGGATAATCTTTAGGTGCTTCTTCAAAACACACCTTCTTCATCCTCTCAATATTACGATCATAAACATGCAGTGACATTGCTTGATGCTGATACCAGCCTAATTCTAAATCTAAAACTGAAGCAAGTAACATTTGCAGATTAGTAAAGCACCAAACATCATAAGGAAATCCAAGCCATATATCATTGGATCTCATAGTCGCAGTTAAATATAATCTATTTTCTCGAATAATAAAATTCAAACTGGTAGTACAGGGTAGATCATTTTTATCTCCAAGTATAGCATGAACAAGATCACCAGCATTCCACATCGTCATAACCGCTTGACGACTTTCTGGTTTTCTTTTCAATAACCATGCAATAGCCTGTAATTGACTGATAGGAGCTTTGAGTCTATCCTCTTTTATAAATTCATCTACATCAAAATTAAAATCCTCAGAACATTTTAAACATTCTTTTGTAAACGAAGGATCACGAAGCCATCTATGACCATAGGATCCCCATGCAGTTTTACCATCTTCAGTAAATCTTTTATACTGAGGAGCATATTTTTGGATCATCTCAATTTGATCTGTTCCACTAAGATACCATAAGAATTCAGCAGCAGCATATGGAGGACTTAATTTTCTTGTAGGATTCACAAGAAAATTAGCACGTGGATTTAGTAATCTACCACAATATCCAAGTATTTCTTTGCTGAATCCATCTCGTGATGGAGTTTCTCTACCTGCAATATTTATACAAGTGCAAGCATCTAAGAACATAGTGTCAATGTTATCATACGGTCTCATTGTTTCTACTCCTAAATAGCAACTGTTCTAATTCTGGAGGACTATAATCAGATCCTTTCCTTCTCATTCTTGCTCCGCCACCTTCTGATGGATGAGCTTTCGTCATATTACTACGATGAACTTCTGCGAATCCTTCTGGAAGAGGTAATCCAAAAGTAACTGCTAAACCAGTAACAACATAAGCTAGATCTACTTCTGCATCAAAGATCTTAACATCATCGCCTTCACTGAAAGCAATACATAATTCACCAAGTTCTTCCATATTTAAATGCAGTCTGTACAGAGTAGGATCGCCTTGGTTTTGATAATGTATAGCATTTTCCTCAATCGTTTTGGCTATACCTATCAACATATCTCCAAGTATTTTGTAAGTGAATTTTAATTCATCCGTGGGATTAGGACAAACATTCACAGGATACCCATATTTTTCATGGAACTCTTGCACCATTTCAAAAGCTGTTTTCATTTTTAAAATTCCTCTCTATCAGATTCTATTTCCTGGTTATCGCTAACACCTTTATCCTTCATAGATCTTAATAATTCTATGAATCCAGAAGTTTTATAGTATTCTCTTTTAATTCTTTTCAACGCATGTTTTCTTACAAAGAAAGATAATAAACCACGAGCAGCATCTCTATCTACTTCACACCAGTCACAAAGATCTTCCATTGTGATTTCATTAGCGAATAATAAATTTTCAACCAAATCTTTTGGATATCTAGTGCTTTGTATTCTTCTACGTATTAAATCAGGATCTAAAACATTTTGAGAATAAGTTTGTGCAGCACTGAAGTCAGAATATCCAAATACTTTGGACTCATAAATTCTATCAAGGAATTGTTTTACAAATTCAACATGGCATTTCTTAATTAAGATACGTCCTTCATCATCAGAACTGAATGTCCTTGTCGCTATAGATACTGCAAGTCTAGCCATCTTGTGTCGCATAGTACCGCGATCAACTAAAGGAAATATTTCAGTATATTTATCACAGAAATAATTAGAAGATTCAAATATATAATTATTTGCTTCATCTTCAAATATAATCTGCTCTGGCTTTCTTGTCCATGCCCAAAGAATAAGTTTATGGCAAAGATCAGAAGTGTAGATATGCTCAACCTTTGGTCTATGACTTGATAACATATTGATAACACTAGGATCAATTTGATTAGATGAAACTATCAATGCTGTATCAAATCTTCTTACGTCTTCTGGATTCCCCATTAACTCTGAAATAGTTTCTATTCCAAAATTGTAAGTACTCATAGCTCTACTAGATCTAGGATTAGAGATGAAGATTAGTCTTGTCCTTGCCCATGTTCTTCGTTTCTCAATCTTAGGTATTTCTGCAATCCCAGAAGATCTCATGTCTGTCAGCTTACCTAAAACTTCTGGTGAAGTGCCTTTTACTTCTTCAAGGATTATTAATCTACGATCATGTGTTGGGATCATTCCCCAAGAAACGAACCATCTATTTCCAATTTGATTCAAACCGCCTAATAGCCCAGCGACTGTTGCGTTTTTACATTCAACCCTCTCACCGAGTTGATAATGCTCCATCAATTTTATAGTTGTTTCAGATTTACCTTGTGAAGAATCTCCAACGACTATAACATTGGTCCAGGCTTTTACAGTCTGTCCATCGAAATTCATTAGTAGACTTGAAAAATAGCAAAGATCTACAAGAATGTGCAAATCTCTTCTTTGGAATATCCTTGTAACATTGGCTTCTAAATCTGCGTATATATGATTTAGCTTTTCTTCTAAGGATTTTATATTCCATTCTTCAGGCTGGAATATCTTCAATACATTCAAATCTTTCTTAGATAATTTAAAAGATGTCAAGCTATCTTTATCTATTTCTATTTTATTTATAAGTAGAACAGCTTGTTGATTCCTTGGATGTGGATATGGTTTTCCTTTTAATATATAAGGAGTATTCATCTCTATACCATGCCCAATTATTAAGGCAGGTTGAACAAGGTTTTCATTATGTTCTTGACTTATAGTTAGCTTTGGTATAAGCCTGACATCCAGGATAGTATAGTTATCTGTTATCCTAAAGTTAATTGCTTTACATGGTGGAATTCTTAGTGCTTCTTGTATTGACTGGTGTTGTGTCCTCTTAGAAGTATTGATCATATCTAAGAGACATGGCGAAGTAGAATTAATATACAGCTTCCTGCAATTGTTGTCATCCGGTTCGCATCTCATAACAGGACACATCGCACAATTCTTCTGATTAAGAGGACAATCACATATAATTTCTTTAGGTATAATATAAGGCTGAGTATCCATTGCAGATATAAGAGCATGGACCTCTATTCTTTTACCTATATTTTCAGATCTTGTTGAATTTAATAAAGATACCTGTTTAATCTTAACATTTTCTTCATCCTCTTCTTGTTCCAAAGAAGGTAGAACCCATTTCTCAGATTCTTCCATTAACTTTAGAATTTGTTTTTCTGTTGCTTTCTCCTGTCCAATATAATCGTTGATATCTCCTTTAGGATATTTCTTTTTATCTAAAGGGATATGTATAAGTTTCACATTAGATGCTTTATAACATAGATAACCAGCGACAGTCTTAGCACCTCTAACACCAGCTTCGTCTACATCATAGCATATGTAAACTTCTTTCCCCTCAAATTGATCTGTTAATTTTGTCTCCCAATTACCTTCTCCAGCAGTGATCGCAACAGCACCAACTTTATTCTTATTTAAGAATTTGGATACTGCAAGTGCTTTCAGTTCTCCTCCACATAACCATATCTTATCATACTTTTGTAACTGGTCTATTTGATAAATATGGCTTCCACCATAGCCCGGAGTATTCTTCATCTTCTCCGGTCCAGGAGCTCCTGGCAGATATTTTCTGATGTTTATGACATTCCAATCTTTGTCATAAACAGGTATGGAAATCCTTCCATCCTTTTCAGAATACCCTAATCTAGCAGAACGAATATCATCGTCAGTT